ATGGTGTTGGATATGCGGCGATGTCGTTTGGGGCCGGTATTGGCTGGCTCCGTTGCTGTTCTCGCGGTTGGGGTAGTTGTTGCTTTCCAGATTGTGGACGACCGACGGTCCCCGGCAGCTGCCCCGCAGGGGCAGGTTATCGGGCAACCCACATGTCTGGCGCCTGACGTGCTCGAGGCGGTCATTCCTATACCGGTCCAGTCACCGGAGTACCTAGTAGACCCATTGCCTCCGGCAGGAACGATTCCCGAGAGCTTCCAACCGACATCGGTGGTGGTGTGCGAATTCCTGAAGTTCGCGGACGACAACAGTGGGGCGATCCTGAGGCAGACGAGGAGAAGCGGTGATTTGACGCGAGTCATCGCTGAATTGGCGCAGCCCTCGCTCGATCGTCCGTGGTTCGGCGAATGCCCCACTGCGTCGACCATTCCCACTCCTGTGGTTTGGCTGGTCGATGCCAGCGGACACGGTGTGAGAGTTGCTTTTCCGACAGGAGGTGCGTGTGAGCACCCACTACCGGAGGCATACGAGGAAGTCATGAACCTGGCCGTGCAGGACGACCAAGCGCACTATCTTCCCAGTGCATTGTGAGGTTCTTACCTACCTGACAACGATCAAATCTCGGACGAATACCTCCCCTAGATATCTGAGTACCCGTCCGGATCCAGCTGATCAGCGCCAGCCTTCGCATCATCGCGGTCACGCGCCCCAAAAAAACCTAACCCAGTGGTCTGCCATAGACGATCAGGGACGCGGCGGCGTAGATCTACCGACTGCGCCAGCGATCAGCCTGCGGCATGGCACCGGCGCATGGCGGCGTTCGCACAGTCTTGCCACACTTGCGGCAGTAGTGCGTTCGATGCCCGCCATTCTCGGCCGTCACACAGCCGCAGACTTCCCATCCGACGAGACAGGTGCCACCGGTGAGGGCGTGCCCGCTGGGGCAACTGGTCGGCGCAGACTCGACAGACATATCAGAATCTTCGCACACACATTCGAATGACAGCTGTCGGTCACGCGGCGCCTGGCAGGCCTTCGACATAACCGTGCAACAAAAAAATCCCTGATCCGCATTGCTGCGGATCAGGGATTCTTCTGAACGCTCCCCCGGCTGGACTCGAACCAGCAACCGTCCGTTAAGAAGTCATTTTGACATAGACGCAGGTAGATGCGTTGTCAAAACGTCGCCCAGCCTGCTATGTCTAGTTCTCCACTAGACACTAGATGACAGTCACGAGACTTCAATTCGGGGGGTAAACGGGGGATTTCGGGGCTTCCGCTGCGCGGTTCGCCCATCGGTCGGCCTGGGGTTCAGCGCCGCTGCAAGGTGGCGTCCGGATCGTCGCCCCACACTCTCGACAGTAGTGCGTCCGATGCCCACCGTTGTGGGCATCGGACGCAACCGCAGACTTCCCAGCCGACGAGCGTTCGATTCGGTGCGAGCGGGTGGCCGTTGGGGCACCGCCGCGGCGCTCGCTCAATCTTCGACATACCGCAAGATTCGCACACATGTTCGATGAATGGTAGCGTCGGTCAGGCGGGGTCGGGAGGGTAAGGGAAGACCAGCTCGGCCCCGCCAGCTGATGTGTTTATGACACACGAAAAGCGGATATCATTTTGTTGCTGCGGCGATTCTGAGTGGTCAGTTCAGCCGCGCAAGGCCTGCCCTCCGGCTGTCCACTCGCCGGGGGTGGGCCCTTCCCCTCTAACGTCGAGAGCGGCCCCCGATCCTCCCCCCAAGGTTGGGGGCCACCTTCGTTCGTTTGGTGGATTTCCGTCCGATTTGCACGTTTGCCTGATGCTTGCCGAATACGTTCGACCTGTCGGATTCGGCCGAGGGGTTGGATCCGGCACGTGGTTGGTCATTCGTGTTGTGTGCTCAACGCGGGTGGCGTTCGACGGGACCCGGCCGCACTTGGCCAGGCCGGGTCCCCACAAGAAACAAGACAATGCCCCCGACTTCGACCGTTGGTGCGGTGAAGTCGGGGGTGTTGTGGCGCGCCGGTCTAGTTGCTCGGTGCCGCTGCGACCGATGTGGTCGAAAAACGACGGCTGGCGCTCTGCCCGGCATTGACGGCGGGGTAGACACCAGGCTCCTTTGCCTTCTGAATTGACGCGCCAAGCGTCAACTTGTTTGGGATCGTGTAGGCGAAGATTGGCTCGACATCGGAGGGCCAGATGATGTCTTCGACACCGGTTCCCGAACTGACCGCGTAGCGGAGGATAAGGCAGTTCGGAACAGTCGTTGTAAGGGCTGGAGTCGGCCAAGTGACGCCGGTGCCTTCCGTCTTTGCCGATGCATTCGGTAGTGGCAGCACCTGCGGAAGAACCGCAACGAAGACAATGAACTCACTGTCGTATCCAGCGGTGGCCCAGGACACGGCATCGGAATCGCCTGCTTGCTTGGCCCGGCCGAAAACGAACAGATTGTTGTTGGACCAACTGCCGTTGTCTTGAATGGTGACCCACCCGGAAGGCGGCCGGGTAGTGACGTAGGCCCGGATCGAAGCAACCGCAGCGATCCGTATGTCACCCACTTCGGCCGGTGGCAGGTTGAACGTCAGCGTGGAGCCAGTTGTTTTGAAGTGGTACACGGTGGCCGATATCTGCGGTACGAGATCGACTGACCCCGAGTTGAACCAGTACATCGACATGTCAGGCCCTCGTCATCGACAAGATGATCGACGCTCGCTTGCCGGGCGTCGTTCCGACAGAGGTCTGCCCGAACGTCAGAACATCCCCCGCCGCGAACGCGAACGCTCCCGTCACTGACCCAGTGCGCGTTCCCGCCGCGACACTCACGCTCGCGGCGGGGACGTCGACCGCGTTCTTCTGCATCTGAATGACGGTGGCAGTACCGCCCGCTGCGTCAGCGGTTCCGAGCTGCACTTTCCAACCCGTCACCACAACCGGGTAGGTGAACTCCCATCCGTCGGGTGCGAATCCATCGCCGGTGCCGACCTTGCGGGTGTCCGACCAGAGTCCGTAGCGGAGAGTGTCTTGCTTCGCGGCAGAGGCCATCGTCGCGATTGTCACCGATCCAGGTGTTGGGCTACGCGTGTCGGAAGGCGCGTCAACGCCAAGTGCAAGTCGGCCGGCACCGGCATCGGCTGCTTTCATCACTGCGCGTCCAACGGCAGTGGAGTCGGTGATGTCCACGGCCTGGGTTGTGACCGCGCCCTGGCGTCCATTGACCGAAGAAACAGGTGACGCCGGGTAGGTGTTCTCGCGCCAACTCGCAAGTTGCGTCGGGTCGTTGCCGATGATCTGAAAGTCGGAACCTCGGTCAGACCGCGTGCACCAGTCACCCTTCTGCCCGACCAGGGCGAGCATCGCTGACTGTGTCGATACAGCGCCGAGGAAGTCCCGGATCGCGACGGCCGGGATCTGCGACTGAACCAGTACCCCGTTGCTATCGAGGTCAGCCTTGGTTGCGAGTTTCGCGGTTAGGCCTGTGACGTCGGATTCAGGGTGACTGTGGGCGGTTGGAGTGCGGGCGTTGGTCAGTCTCGGGTCACCCTCCTGCACTGATGTGTCCGCTCGTGCGAGGGAAGCCTGCACACCGGTGGAGGTCTTTCCCTTCGTCACTGCTTCGTCAGCTAGCTTCGGTGTTGTGACGGCGTTGTCGAGAACTGAGCCTGCGACTATGTCATCGGCTGCGGCTTCTGCTCGCTGTGCCTGCAGCGTCGCATCGGTTACCGCCTGCTGCGACAGCTCCCTCTCCGCTACGAACTGTGCGCCGTACTGCTCCAGTGTCTGGTCAACGAGGCCAGCTGTGTTCTCGATGCTGTCCTTGACCTGCACGAGCTCGGTCTTGATCTGCTCGACGTCGCCCTTCGCTGTGACCACGACGCCGCGCGCGTCAGATACGGTCTGACGGTCGGTCGCGACTGCGGAAGCCGCGGACTCCACCGCGAGTCGATCCTCTGCAACCTGAGCTGCATCGGACGCAACATCTTGGATCCCTGCTGCGGTCTGGACTGCGACTTCGGCGGCGTCTTCGGCCCGTCCCGCTGCTTCGTTCGCTTCGGTGATCGCGGGTACAGCGACGGTGATGTCTGCGCCCTGCGACATGTCGAAGATCAGATTGTCGCCGGAGAGGATGATGCCGTCGACATTTCTACCCGGTGGGCCTGGAACGGTCGAATCCTTGCCGGGAGGGCCCTCCAACGGAACTAGCACGCCCCCACCGGGAGTCGATTCCGCGCCAAGATCGATACGTTCACCGTCACTACCTACGAGAATCACTGCGCATTCACCTTCTTCACCTGCCCGGTCTGCAATTCCTGCTCGGTGGTGGGCGTGGTTGTCGTGTCCTTGAGCATGAGCCAGTACTTTGTGCGCGGTTTGATGGTCGCCACGATCTCGGATTCGATCTTCAAACGTGCGATGTGCCCGGTGATCTCGAAGTTCCATCGGGTTTGTGACGGACCGGGGTCACCGATCAGGAAGTACAGCTCGAGACCTGCGGGGAAGTCCGAGTCGTCGTCGAATCGGTACCAGTAGACGAAGTCGCCGAGAGTCGGCAGGTTCAGAGCTCCGGTGGGAGTTGGCCGTCGGATATCCGGCATCAGTTCACCTCCGGAATCATTGCGTAGAAATCTCGAATGATTTGCGCTGTATCGGGATCGATGTTTGCGGATGCGCTCGTGATCGGAATTTCCAGATCAGCGAGTCGCTGAAGGATCTCGGCCGATGTCACGCCGAGTTCCTGCGCAAGCGCGTACACCCGTATCGGTTTCGACTGCGACGAATCCTGTCCCGGAACGTCCTGTGTCTCTAGCGTTTCGGGCTCTGCCTCAGGCTCGATGACCTCTGGAGGAACGATTTCGTAGCCCCCGGCTGTAGTCAGAGCCCATACGCACGCGTCATCCAGAGATACCGCGTGTTGAAGGATGCAAGAACCAGGCAGCGGATTCATCAGGAGCGCGGTGCCATGCTCGGTTCCTCCGAAGACTTCGATCCGCGGGCCACCGAACTCGGTGAAACACACGATCACATGGTCGAAGGTTCGGCCGTTCGAGGGGTCACGAAGTGGCGGTGTCACGCGGAATGCTCTTGCAGGACCGGCGAATCCGCCGCAATCAATAACTGGTGTCGCTATGTTCATTCTGTCTCCTTCAAGTATTCGACGACGACGATCCGTCCGTCTGCGCCGGACCCGCCTGCGGCTCCGACCGCGGATTGGTATCCACCACCGCCCCCGCCGCTCGGGTATCCGCCGTTCTTTCCGACTGGGCTCGCGGCGGTTCCGCCGCCGCCGCCCGTACCAGAGGCGAGATACGACCACCACGCCGTGACGACGTTCGCGTTGCGTCCAGCCGCACCGGCCGCAACACCGGGGTTGTTCCAGCCGGAACCACCACCCGCCTGATTCCCCGAGCCGCCACCACCGCCGCCCGAGATTTGGCGTACCGGTGTCGAATCGGACAACTCCCCTGGACCTCCGTTACCGCCGCCGTTGCCGCCGCGACTGCCAGGAGAGATCGATCCACTGCCACCGACGCGGTTCCCGGAGAGGAGGCCTCCCCCACCGCCACCTGGCACGGTTGCGATGTCGCCGAACTGAGTGATCCCGCCGTCCTCCCCTGGGTTGAACGAACCGTTGGCCGACGCCGCCTGCGCGGCGCCCAGTCCCCCGATGCCGATAGTCACCGCCACATGGTCATCGACTCTTTTGCGCTGCTGAGAGAGGAGCTGGATCACCGAGCCGCCTCCGCCGCCAGGACCGGGGATTCGGCTACCTGCAGATGTGTGTGATGTCCCCGAGCCGCCACCACCGCCGGCGGCAAACATGTAGAGGTCGAATGCGAAGGTGTCGGGGTGCCAGGTGTGTGTACCGGAAGTTGTGTAGACGGTTTCGATGCACTTGGTCATGAGGCGTGCTCGATGATCCAGATGCAGCCCGGCGCACCGTTACCGCCCCGACCCCACGAGTCGGGTCCGCCACCACCGCAACCACCGCCGCCGCCGCCGGCGGGGAAGCCTCCGTGACCAGCGGTGCCGCCCCAGTTGCCGTTCTGACCCCAACCTCCGCCACCACCGGTGGCAAGCAACTCGGAAGGGTTCGAGCCGTTGGGACTTCCTTGCCGACCTCCCGGGGATACGCCGCCATTGCCGCCATTGGTGCCGACGGAGTATTGGTTGTTGCCCTTGTCCCCGCCTGCGCCGCCGCCGCCTCCTCCACCGTGCATGTCGTATGGCGAGACACTGCCGCCGCCCGGGGTCTGCGGGTGAACTACGGAGCTGCTTTCTCCGGTGGACTCAATCCAATACGTTCGGCCGCCGTCGCCGCCGGGAATCATCCCGAAGCCGCCAGGAGGCGGGATCGTGCTCTGGGCGTAGCTTCCGCCGTTTCCGCCTCCGACAATTATGTCGAGGATTTGGGTGTTGCCGCCGCCTTGTCCGGCACCGCGAGTCTCTTGTGCGCCAGTTCCTCCGGCACCGATGATGATCGGGATTGCCTTGGCGTTGCCTTGACTGTCGAAGAGGACGCTGCCGGGAATGACGAAGTGGTTTTCACCGCCGCCGCCCCCACCGGAAGCGCCGCCTGCGCCGAGAACGTAGTCATAGCGACCCGCACCGCCGCCTGCCCCAGCTCCGAGCATGATGACCTCGGCGCGGATGGTGCCCGGACTCGCGTAATAAGTGTTGTTGGAGGTGAATACGCGACTGTTACCCCAGATAGTTAGCTGACCGAGTTCAGCCCTGAGCTCTTCGATCTGCTGGGTGTGGTCATTCACGATCGCCAATTGCTCAGACAAGGAGCGCCCCGAGGTCTTGAACTTGTTCTGCGCGTTGTTGAACGACGTTCGAACGCCACCCGACATTTGAGCTTTCGCGTCTGCTTCTGTCATCAACTGCCACGATCGGAACTGGCCGATTCCGATCGCGCCTTCGGGTTGCGCCCGATCAGGACTGGTCATCGTCGATCACCCTGGGAGCGATTTCCAGATCCGCTGGTGGCCGAGGGGATTCAATGCCGCGGTCGGCTAGGGCGTTTCGGAGTTGAGCGATGTACGTTCGAGCCGCCAACTGCCACCGGTCCATGTGGTCGATGACGGCATTGCGTTCCTCGACCTTTCTTTCGAGTGCGGCGACGCGAGCCGCCAAGGTGGCAATGTTGTCTTGAGGTGCGCGCTTCCACGCCGTCACGGCGCCCGCGACTGCGGTGCCGAATGCGACGATCAGCGCGAGGATGACACCCAAGGACTCTGCGCTCACTCACCCACCTCCTGGTGCACTCGAGTCATTCCGAAGTGGATTGCAGCGACGCCGATTCCGATGAGTCCGGTGACGATCGGTGCTGGTGGTTCAGATTGCAGAGAGCCGAGGAGGATCAGGACGCCGTAGAACATCCAGCCGAAAATGCCGATGACGTGGGCGTGAACTGCGTAGCGTCCGAGAACTGCGGCGCAGACCAGCGCTGCACCTGTGACGACGAAGATGATCGGCCAGACCGGGCCGAAGCCCTCCACCACCTGGACCAGTGATGTCTGGTTCGGCGGTAGAGGGCGACGAACCCACTCTGTTGGTCCCCAGTAGACGATTCCGACGAGGATCGCCACCAGGCCCATGATCAGTGACACGATTCGTGCCCCTGACATGCCGGTCACCGCTCTTTCGGCGTTGTCGCCAACGGTGGGAAGTACTGCTTGAGAAGTGCATCGACTTCGGGTCGCGCGAGAAATCTGGTGATGGCCATGATGATCGGGAGGGCTGCGATTGCAGCGCCGCCTTGTGCCTCTGCGGAGGCGTCCGATAGCGCCGCTGCGACATACGGGAGAATCGCGATGAGGAACGCGACAACGGTGCGGAGAGTCGCACGCCAGGGGTAGCGGGACTGTGTAGACAGTTCGGGTGCTGAGTGCTGTCCCATCAGGCGCTCCTCACGATCTTGATCGCTCCGGACGGATGCCAGACCAAGGAGCCGTGCTCGAAGTCCTGACGCCGGCCACCTTCATGGTCGTATTCGTCCGATGTCGGCCAGCCGAGTTGTGTGGGCTGACCGTTGACGTCGCGGACGCCGCCTTCTTCGATCCATCGGCGTCCGATGACGCCGTGGCAGACGTAGCCGGGGGTGCCGTAGCGGCGGGCGATCGTGCCGCCCTGGAAGCTCTGCAGGTCGCCTTCGTTCTCGTATACGACGTGGAACCGCTGTGGGTAGCCCAGGAATTCGATCTCCCAACCTCGCGCTGCCCATACCTCGTAGACCAGCTTCGGCACCGGTACCGCACCGGTGTCGGGGTGCCAGTAGATCGAGCCGTTCTCGAAGTCCGCGTATCGGCCGACTCCGTCCTTGCACTTGCGTTCTCCGTCGTGGAGGCGATTGCCGAGCCAGTCGGAAAAGAACCGGACACGGTCGATCTGGTTTTCGATGACCGGCACGTCAGGCTTGACGCCGTTCAGTTCCGCGATCACGTTGCCGACGTCCGCGCGGAACTTATCCATGTCCATCCCGCCCGGATCCCACTTGCCTTGGACCTTCGCCCATTCCTTGTGGCCGATCGTGCGAGAAGACGGATGCCCGAGCTTGCGGAGAATCGCCGCATTGATGCGGACGTACGCCCAATACTGTTCGGATGACCAGCCTTCGGTACCGCTGTTCTCGGCCTCGATGCCGATCGTGACCTGGTTTGCTGCGTTCTGGGCGATGCCGGGCCAGGAACCCGCTCCTGCGTGGTAGGCGATGCCGACACCGCAGATGGTTGCGATGCCCTTGCGGGACAAGTGAATCTGGGATGCGAGGCCAAGGGTGGGGTGTTTCGCGATTGCGCCGGGTCCAGGGTTACTTCCGACTGGTGCGCCAGTGTGATGGTCGACAATCCCCCAGATTTTGTAGAAATCGCCCTGCCCTCGATCAAGGGCGCCGGGATAGAGGCTGACACTTACTCCCGCATCTCGAATGACCTGTTCGAGAAATACGGGATCGCCTGTCCATTCCATGGCTATCTCCTAACGTGGTTGGGCCAGAAGGCCGTACAACTTGAATGCGGTACTGCGATCGATCGCCGCGTTGACGGATTTGACGTCGCTCCCGATTTCCTTGAGGGCTTTGAGCGCGGCCTTGTTCGAGACTCCGCACTGCTTCGCGACTTCACGGACGCGGATACGGAGGTCCTCGGCGGGCACAGACTTCGGGTCGGACTTCGATTCCGCCTTCGGTTTCTCCGGCGCGTTCGGACCGCGAAGGATGTCGGGGATGTCCTGTCCGACAGTGGGGTCGATCCCGGGGATCTCACCGGACGCGATGAGCTGCCGGACGAGCTCTTTTCGGATGGAGTCGGGAAGTCTGGAGATGTCGACGTCGATCGGTGGTTCTTTCGCGGTGCCGACCGGCTTCCACGTGCCTGCCGAGAACATCGAGTTGACGTCGCCGGTTCGTGGCGGGTGGTACTCGATGGTGGGGTCTGCGACCAGGCGCGCGCCGCCGTCGTAAAGGCGGCGCGACACCTGACGCAGGTACGACACCGGGAATGGGAGTGGCGCACCCTTCATCCCGGGCAGTCCGACGAGGAGATGCAGGAACATCTCTTCCGGATCGTCCAGATTTGAGTTGTCCCGCAACGGGAACTCGTCGACTGACATGTGAGTCTCCTTGGTTCAGAAATTGACACCGAGGTCGTGTATTGCCGCCTTGATGTCTTCGATCAGTTCCATGGCGCGCTGCCCTGGGTCCTGCAGCGCGCGGTTGTCGCCGATGACCGGCATCCATTCGGGATTCGCGTCGCGGTCCCAGGCCAGCGAGAGCCTGCACACCCGATCGACGTACACCTCCCCGGTGAAGTCACCAGGGATCGTGGCGCCGATTCGATCACCGAGGAAGAAGTGACCGAGTCCGTTGTCCCCGACGAGGAATGGAGCCGCGTCAGAGATGGCGAGTTCGTGTGTGAACCACGTCTTGGTCGCGTAGAAGCCGGCACGGAGCACCAGGAGGGAGCTGAGTGTGTACGCCTTGTCAGCGCCGTCCTGGAAGTACTCGAAGTACCGTGACCACCCCGAATTGTTTTTGCGCTGAGGTGAATCGACGGACATCCACGCCAAGATGGTGTCCGTGTAGAGCGGTTTGAGCACCGCGTCAGCAGCACCGCCGAGAGGCGGCACGCCGGGGATCATCGCAGTGAGATCCCCGAGCATCTGGATAGTCGCGGAAAGCAATTCGTTGACGATTGAGATCGTCTAGCCCCACCCGAATCAACGAGTGGGGCTAGACGACCCCCGGCATCGAGTGTCCGCCCGCGTTTACTTGAACCGCTGTAGAAGGTGAGTACGTGAAGGTCGACGAGCGTATGCCGGTCTCTTCGCCCTCGCGGTAGATCACGTAGGGCATCGACACGTGTGTCGACTTGTAGCCGGGCATGAAGTAGTCGCCGGGCACGTCGGCATCGACGATCAGGTCGAGTGTGGAGTCGATGAAGTCGTCGGCGAACTTCGCGACTGCACGTGTGAGACCGGAGTATAGGTTGCCACCGTTGGACGTTCCGGTGTAGTAACCGGACTTGTCGACGATGTCGATGACGAGTGCGCCATGGCGCAGGTTCGCTCCTGGCCAAGGCAGCGGGTCGCCTTCGAGGTATCGACGGACGACGACAGTCAGTTCGGCGTCCTCGAGGGGACGCTTCGCCATGTCGTGCCAGGTCTTCCACCGCGACGAGACGATCGCCCACAAGGTGCCTGCGTTGAGGTCGTCCATGAAGCTGGTGGGTTTGACGACGACATTCCAGTTGGACATGTCGAGCCCGGAACCCCACGACGAGATATTGAGCGGATCGTCGGAAAGTGCCCACGCTGAACGGTTTTCACGCTTGATCTGGAGGAACAGACTGAGCTTCAAAGCCCAAATTGCTGGCCCGGCGAGCATAAATACACGCGGAAACTGTAGTGCGGCAGGCAGATTCGGATTTGACCAAACTTGATACCACTTGAGGTTTTCGTAGTCGTGCATCCACCGGACGACGAGGACAACGGTGCCGTCCTCGCGTTTCTGGACCGAGAAGTCCTGCATGCGTCCGGACCAGCGCGCACCGTCCTTGTCGACGGTGATGTGGATGTTTCGCTTCTCGCCGCGCGCCATCCGCGCTTTGACGTCCCAGATCCACATTGCTGCTTCGGAGTCGAACGGGATCTCGGTGGATCCGGTTCCCGAGTCGTTGTTGATCCACTCGAAGTTCGCCGAGTACTCGCACGCGACGACGTGCTGGAGTTTGTAGTCGCCGTCCCAGAGCCGTAGCAGTGGCGGTTCGAGGCGACGTTGCGTCTCTTCCCGTTCCTGCTCAGTTGTCGCGGCCCAGATCGCGTTGCACTGCGCGAGAAGGTCCTCGTCGATCAGGGGAGCTGTCATCGGCGCACCTCCTGGCTCATTCGAGGCCCCATGGTCGAGACCAGCGGCGGGGTTGACGCAGGACCACTCCCGCCCCGGGTGCCGCGCCGGTCACTGAGACCGGGAGCAGCGTCTCGGGCGTGTAGGGCGGGATCTTGTGCAGAAAGAATCTGCCGCCCATCCGGCCGAGCAGGTTCGTGTTGTTGACGTCTCGAACCATCAACTTCATCGGGTCGAGATCGACCGTCGCGCCGCCTTCCGACGCCGACAGGGCGGGTAGTTTGACTGTCCGAGTCGGATACTTCCCACCGGGTACGCGTTCGTATTTGCGGCCGACCCAGGAAAAATCAGGAAGTGTCCATGTTCCCGGCGCGGTCACGATCCATTTGATGAGCATCGGCTGGTCGGTCGGGTTCGAGATTGTGACGGTCCCGGCCCCGGACGTGCCGCTGGTCAGTTTCCATCCGTCGAGTTCGTCTTCCTGGAACCACATCGGTTGCCCGGCGATCGCGGTCATCGGCACGGTGCCGTGGCCGGTCAGGCGTGGATCTTTGTCTGATGCGAAGTCCGGGTTCTCGGAGAGCTGGAGCAGCAGATCCCTTGGCCCGGACCGTTCGGTGGTGATCCGCATCCGAGTCTGAGATCCGTTGGGGTCCCACGGATCGATTTCGTAGTCCCAGGCCTTGCGCCATCGGGAGTCGTTCTCCTCCCATTCCTCGGACGAGTCTCCGAGAATTTCGACGCCGAACACGACTTCGCGTTGGTTAATGCGTTTGCCTCGGTAGCTGCCGCCGATCTGGAAGGCCGAAGACTTCCAGATCGTCGACACCGGTGCGTCGTAAATGCCTCGCGGGTTGGTGGACAGGTACACCCCTTCGGCGCCCTGACCCTCACCCGCGAGGCAGAAGTACGACCCGTCGCAACCGAAGATTTCCACCTTGGCTGTCGAATCGAACAACTAGCTCCACCTCGCCCCGTGCTGCAGGGCCAGCTGCGCCGCATAGGTTTTCGCTTTCGCGAATGCCTCTTCGACGGACTGGACCTGAATATTGATGGTTGTGGACTGGTCGACCGGGGCAGCGCCGTCACCGGCGTAAATCTGGTCCGGTCGATTGGTGGTGCCGACGTTGTACTGCGACCCGGCGGTGAGACCGGGAGCAGCACCCGCCGACGGCACTGTGGCCTTCGACGCCTGCTCAAAGGCCTGTCGGTAGTAGCTGTTCGGATCGATGGGAGTGCCCTTGAGCCCGAAGATTTCGAGCAGAGCGTCCTGACCGATCTTGCCGACGTCCTTGCCGTATTTATCCAGGCGTGTGTTCATGTACGCCTGCGGATCGAACGCCGCCGCACCCGGAACTGGTGCTGCCGGATCACCTGCGAGAGCAGGTGCTACCGACGGCGATTCAGGTGTGGTCAGCGGTTGACCTGTCACTGCCGGGATGTACTGCTGCAGCAACCGCCACTGATCGTCCGTGAACACGACTTCGGGCTTTCCGGAGAGGTTGAAACCGAAGGTCTTGTCCTTGAAGACCCCGCCCTGGTCGTATCCGGCACCGGTCAACGCTGCGACACCTTGCCCACCGAACTTCGGGTCACGAAGCAGGTAGTTCAGCGACGCACGGAGATTCGATTCCGGATCCCAGATGTCGTCGAACCCTGGGTCCTTGTACGACTGGAACGTCGGGTCGATGACCTGAGCGAGACCTTTCGATGGGACACCGTTCTGCGCGTTGACGTCCCAGTCGTTGATCGCGTTCGGGTCGCCGCCGGATTCCCGTTGGATCTGGTACAGGTACTTGTCGACCAATGACCGGTCGATACCCTTTTCGTCGAACAGCTTCTCCACGAGGGGTCGCCACTGTTCCGCACCAGAGTTCTTGTCGTACGGGACATCTCCACCACCGGAAGTGGCTGACTTGCCACGGACGATCGTCAAAGCCGCGTCCGTCAACTTGTCGTAGACGGCGAGCGGAATCTGCCCGAACATGCCAAATTCCGAGAACTCCGGAATCATCTTCCGCAGTCCCTTGACCGGAAGCTCGAACAGGTTCGCGGTCTGATTGCGGACCATGTTGAACGCCCCGCTGATCGCTCCCGTGAACCGTTCGAACAGCGACTTCTTTTCCTCGTCGCTCATTTCGGCCTGCGGGAAATCGTTCGCCCAGTGCACGTGATCCCAGTGACCAGGCAAGTCACCGGCGTACACCTGATTCGAGAGCTGGCCCTGGTCGGTGATCATGTTTCCGCCGACGTTGTAGAGCAACGGTCCGGGACCCCAAATCAGCTGCGCTGATTGCGGATACGCCTGGAAGATCCAGTCCGCGTAGGCCTGCTTGTTCGGACCGTCGATGTCGACGGCGCCGCCCTTGCCGTGATAGCCGGAATGGCCGGGGCGAAGAGCGGACGTGATCGTCACTTCCGGGAACGCGTCCTGGATTACCTGCGCCATCCAGGTGTCGGTGTCGGAACCGAAGATCACACCACCACCGAGCGCGAACTTCGCCGGTCCCTTGTTCTGGACCCGACCCCCGTCTCGGTAGTTGCTGGCCAAGGTCTCGCGGCGCATCCGCTCGACCTCGCCGTGACCGCCTGCAGCCATAACTTCTGCTGCTGTCCAGACGTGCTCACCGTTGGAAAGCCAGGCGGGGATCTTGTCGTCGCGCGGGCCACCTGCACCGAACACCGCGCCACCGTCGCGACGATGAATCATCCGGTCGGCGATGTTTCCGCCGGACTTGCCGCCGACTTCACCGATCGGATCGATCGTCGGCCACGGTTCCAGATCGAGCAGTCCCGCGACGGCATTCCATGCCTTGCCGAGCCCGTTGTTGAGCACGGTGTCGATGACGAAGTTGATCGGCCCGGCCAGGCGTTCCCTCAAGCCGTCCCAGATGTCGCCGATCGCAGAGACGATGCCGCCGAAGAAGTTTCGCAGTTCGTCGAGCGCGCCCCGGAATCCTGGGAAGTGCTTTTCGACGATGTCCGCGATACCGGAACCGATCGCGGATGGAAGGTTCTTCCAGTCCGTGACGGCTCCGTTGGTGATCTTCGAGAGGAAATCGTTGGCGAGTCCACCGAGGCCTTCGTTGCGTAGGGTGTCCCACGCCGGCCGGATGGTGTTATTCCAACCGTCCGAGACCCGTGAGCACAGTTCGTCCCACTTGGCCTTCGCCCCGTCTCGTAGACCGGTGATCGCCGATGATCCGATTTCACCGATCCGGGAGCTGACGTCACCGAACCACTTCTTGGTGTCCTCGACCTTGTCGCCGACAGAGCCGGTGAATCCGTCCCACGCCTCCTTGGCCGCATTGATCGACTTCTCCCACAACGCTGCGGCGGGAGACTGCCCTTCTTCCGCGCCGATCCAGTCCCACGCGCCGCCGCTGACGAAGTCACCGACGCCGCTGAGTCCGCGGTTGATCGCCCCGCCCCAGCCGCCGTGGTCCTTGTTCCACAGACCACCGTCGTACTCGTCTTTTTCGTTGTTGTAGCCGAAGAACGAGTTGACGCCTCGCGAGGTTTTGCCCCACCAGCCACCGTCGTTGTCGGCTCCGTCCCACACTTGCCGCAGTGCGCCCGCGCGTTGCGCCTGACCAGGTTCGAGCTGTTCGGGAACCTTGCCGGGTGCGTCGCCTTGTTCACCGTCGTCACTGCTTCGGGCGGGCCGGAACGTCCCCAACAGCCCTGCGGCCGTGGAGATTATGCCCATGATCGATTCGACGATCGACTTGACGTCCTCGAAGAACTTCTTGATTTCTTCGCGACCTTCGGGCGTTCCGAGGAATTCGTTCCAGCGGTCGAGGGTGGACTCGATCGAGTCGAGCCAGGACTCCCCCACCTCATCCGAGCCAGCGAACATGTTGCCCGCGAGTTCGCCGATTCCCTTGATGATGCGCCAGATTTGAGCGAACGTGTCGATCGCTTCCTGCATGAAATTGTGCAGTTGCGACTTACCGTTTTCGTCGATGGTGGTGCGCATCGAGTGGATCATTTCGGCGAAATTGCCGGTCCCCTCCTCGAAAGCACCGGTGATAGAGGGGAGGAAATCCGATCCGACGGCGGAGAGGTCCAGCAGCGCAGAACCGAGATTGCCGAGACCATCCAGCAACGGCCCCAACGCTTCTGCCGTGTTGGTGAGGATCTGCGAGATGTCGTCCTTGACACCATCGGTCATCAGCCAATCCATGGCCGATTTCAGTTTGGTGTTCAACACGTCCGCCAGCGCCGTCAGACCGTCCGTCAGGATCGGCATGTAGGTGCCGCCGAGCTCCGAGAACTTCTGCCCCATCCCGTCGAACAGCGCGTCCTGTACCGAGAACCGGAGTTCCTTCCAGGCGTCGGACATTCCGCGTGTCATCTCGACGAACTGCCGTGCATTCGGCGAGAGGTTCGCGAGCGCCTCGTTGTACTTCTCGAGGGACGGCGATCCTGCTGCCATGGTGTCGTTCAGGTTCTGCTGAGCGACCGCCACGTTGTCGAGTGCCCGCTCAATCCCTCTCTGCGACTCAGCGACTCGATCCTGCGCATCGACGATCGCTTGCTTCGAGTCGACGACACGGTCATCGGCGTCCACCACTGCCTGTTGAGCAGCGACGACCTGGTCCGCACCTTCGACGCCCTTGGCGTTGACGTCAGCGACCTCGGCCCGGAGATCCTGGTTCGCCTCGCGGACTTCCGTCAGACGCTGGACCTGCTGGCGGTAGGCGAGATCGGCCCTGCGTAGCTGGGTCGGGGTCGTATCGCCGGAGCTTCGGGCTTCGACCAGTCGTTCCCAGGACTCCTGAACCCCGAGTAGCGCGTCCTCTTCGTCGAGGGAACTGCGCTTGAGGGCGAGGTTCATGTCCTCGATCTGCTCGGTTGCGGCCTTGCGCGCCTGCGTGAGCGACTTCTGTGCGAGTTCCGCGTCCGCCACCGCGCGACGGTTGTTCTTCTCCGCAGACTCGACCTCACGCAGTGCTCGTGTGTGGCCCTTCTCTGCCTGCTCCACCGCGTCGATCGCGTCGGCAAGAGAGCGCTGAGCGGCCTCGGTCTGCTTCGCTGCGGCTGCCGACTCCTTCGCGGAGTTCTTGGCCGCTTCCTTGCCTGCCTCGAAGGCGTCCTTGATGCCGGTGGCACCGACTGCGATCGTTGCGAAGGTCGCGGCGGCAGCAGCACCCATCGCGGGGAGCAGTGCCACGACCCCTGCTGCCTGGACGAGTTGGCCGATGAGCGGTACCAACGACACTGCACCCAACGCGACCAAAGCGATCTTCGCCAGACCTGCACCGGAAGCAATGCCACTGAGAGCTGCTCCGGCACCGCCACCGGCGCCGCCACCTCCACCACCGGCAGGGATCGGCGGCATGCCACGAATCAGCGCCTCGAGCGCCAATACCTGTGCGGTCAGAGCTGCGACCTGAGTCATCGCCGCACCTGTGTCGATGTCCAGGTTCATGTGGACGTCTCTGATCGATGCCCGGAACGCCTGCATTTGCGCATGTGCCCTGGTCAGGTCCAGATCGGCGCGAACGGTGACGTCGGCTTCCATCCCCTGCAACTGGGTACGTACGCGATTACGCAGCCCCGTGAGATTCGGGGTGATGTCGACCTCGACTGCCGGCATGTTCCGGGTACCGTTCCGCACCCGCTGGTGGAATCCGGCAAGGTTGGGCTCGACCTGAACAGTTGCGTCGACGCGACGCGAATTGACGAGGAATCGCAGTCGCTCGTGGAAGTTCGCCGATAGCTCTGGTTCGACAATCAGCCGTGCGGATCCCGCGTTGTAACTGTCGGCCACAGGTCACCTCGCTATTTAGTTGTTGAGCCCCAATTTCGCGAGAACGCGATCGACGGATTTCGTGTCGCGTTCGCGTTCGAGGAGTTCGAGGGCGGTACGTGGCCGTTCGAGAGGCAGCGGCGGCGACCCCTTGTTTCCATGGACTCGCCGAAGGGTGTAGTCGAGTCCTTGGATGGCTTCGACCGTCGCCATTTGCAGGTAGACCTCGCGGGACATTCCCAGAGGTGTCATCAGCGGTGCGGGCGCGTCGCCCCCAGCGCTGGAGTCTTGGTCGAGGAGGTATTCAGCCAACTCGAAATCCATTGCGCGAGCGGCTTTGTAGTGGGTGTGCTCTGGAAGTCGGTAGAGGAGCCGATACAGCTTCGGCCACGGGTGTTTGTGACGAAAGAAGTCGAGGAGATCGAGTCCGAACTCGCGTTGAAGGTCGAACTCGATCTCTTCCCCGTAGGCGTCGATGAGCTGGATCAGCCCTGCGATCCCCCCGGGACATCACTCGCCCCGTTGCTCCCCTGCGGCCGTTGCCCGTAGAAGTGCGTCTGCACATCCTGGAGGAACGCAGCGGTGACCTTGAAGTGCTTGCCTCGCAACAGTTCCGACCACACTCGCTCGTATGCTTCACCGCATACCGCCATCAGCAGCGGCTGAAAGTCTTGGGGAGACAGATTCTTGATCCCGTGCTCGAGGAGCATGGTCATCGCGACGATCCGTTCGGTCTCGACCGGCTCGGTGATTACGATGTCGGGCACGATGCCGTCTTCTTCACCGATCACGTACGGGTCGAGGGGCACGAAGTCCTTGGTGGCTTCGTTGGCGAGGGCGGTGAAGCGGCCGACGACCTTCTTCTCCGGTTCCTGCACGGGCGCGATGCGGCGGGGCTTGGGGGCGGTGGCCTTGCGGGGGGTAGCCATGGGGTGTGTCTCTTTTCGTTCGAGGGTCAGGAGGCCGAGCGGGAGCGCGGCTTGGCGGGCTTGGACGGCTGGGCGTCTTCAGATGTGGTGGTCTCAGCGGGTGTCGACGCGTCGTTGGTTGCGGTGCTGTCGTCGGCCAGGTCGGAATCTGATGCTGCGACACGGAAGCCGCGGCCCAGCAGGTTGTGGTACGCGGTTGCGCTGTGAACGGTGACCTTCTCCTCGCCCTTTTCCAAGACGCGGGGAAGGTCGTACGGGTTGTCGGACATGTCTCTCCCAAAGGTGTTCAGGTTGTGGACGAAACGCCCGCCACACCAGACGGTTGATGTGGCGGGCGTGTTGGATCGATCAGGCGAAGCCGTGCTTGCCGGCGAGGGCCTTCCAGCCCGGACCACCGAAGAACAGTCGCGAGGAGTAACCGAGGGTCGAGTCGACCTTCGCCTTGAGGGTCATCGGGTAGGACAGCGCCTTGTCCGTTCCCCAGTCCTGCGCTGCGACTTCGGAAACCGTTGCGCGGGGCAGGATGCGGCCGAAGTAGATTTCCTCGCCTTCCGCGCCGTCGATGCCGAGGAAGATCGTTCGGTAGTACCGCGTTGCCGGGGAGGTGGGTTCAGAGAACTGAACTTCACCGGTTGTCGGGTCGGGCGCCACCTGAGACAGGTCGACGTTGTGGTACATCTCGAGGACCCTGCGGCTGGTCTCGATCGGGGTGTATCCGACGGCGAGTGTGCGCTTGATGACGTCCTCGCGGACTTCTTCGAGCACACCCCACGCTTCGATGGTCGTGGTCTGGACGTCCGGGGTGAAGCTCGGTGGCGCGTCCTTGGCGATGTGGCCGACGGACGAGAAGCCGGTGAAATCCACGAGGTCGGCGGTGGCACCGGTCGTGAACTTGACCGGGATGGCCGCAGTCATTGGCGCGATGAGAACCGCGCCCTTGTTGGGCTTGCGGACCAGTTCTGCCTTGAGGTCGAGCAGGGCATCGTCAAATGCCATGGGAGGTCTCCTTACGTGGGGTTACGAGTGAGCGACCGCTGCCCCACCGGGAGCGGAAGCGGCGGCGAGTCGTGGTCAGAGCCGCGTACGACGGAAACTGAGCTGGTACGTGGCTTGGACCATCCGGTTCAGGGGGTCGATGTCCGGGAGTTGCGTTACACCGGTGACCTCGCGAGCGGCGTCGACGAGTGCGCCCGCGATCTTGCGGTTGACCGAGTTCAGGACCGCTTCGCGGCACTGTTCGGCGATGCCGGTCGATGTTGATCGTTTCCGGGCGAAGACGGCGACCTGCAGGATCGGGCGGTCGGTGATCTCGTCGCGGCTGCCGCCGTTTCGGGTGATCCAGATGACCGGCATCTTCGTGACGTCGAAGTCGCCTTTTTGGTCGACTGGTAGATAGGTGCATGCGTGCCCGAATGGTGCGAGCAGGTCGACGAGCACCTGTTCAGCGTCGGGAAATGGCCCCATCACGTGGACTCGATCACTGAAATGGCCTGCGCAAGAACCCGTTCTGGCCTGTTGTATCGGGTGCCGTGTTCACGGAACCGCGCGTAGTGACCGAACGCGTAGATCACGCCGACCTGTTTCGTGCCGTTGAGGCCTCCGCGAGTCAGCAGCGTGGTCACGGATTGCGAGTTGTAGCCGGTTCGCTTGCGAGAGTTCGCCGTCCAGAACGCCGCACCGATCTCACACTTGGTGTGAATGACCTTCGCGAGGTCATCGGATTCACTCAGGTACACGTCCAGGTTGTTTCCAGCGGAACTCGTTCTCAGGGAACCCATCACGTCACCTCCGTGAGAGTGAACCGGATGAACGGTGTCCATCCTGTGAACGGGTTGGTCTGGGGTTCGACGTCCGATGTGATCGACGCGATCGTCCCGTCCGGGAGTTTGATTCGGTCGCTCTTACGAACGTCTGATCCGACCGGAGCGGACACCGGAATCGTGTTGGTGTCGCGATCCTGTCGGTTCCCCTGGTGACCGCCTGCCATGCGGGGGCTGTCGCATGGGCCGATCGACCCGACTTCCTCGTAGTCACCGTCTCCGTGCACGTCGACATCAGGTGCACGGAGAACGGTGAGCATCGATCCTGCTGGGAACTCCATTACAGGTACCTCGGCGCGCGTGTGCCGAGCCCGGCGTTCGTGAGCACGTCGAACGCGAGTTCCGAAAGCTGAGTTGCCGCTTTCGCGCGTTGTTCGACTGTGGCTTGCCCGGCATAGGTCACCGAACCGCCTGGCACCGACTGCGATCCGATCTGAAGGTCTTGCCCGAAGGCACCTTTGTTCGGATCCACCTTCGCCGCGCTCCACTCGGTGACCTGCAGGCACGTCGCATCGCGGAACGCTTCGGCAACCGTCGGGTCGGACGGCGCTCCTGCCGGTGTTGTGTCGTATCGGTCATGCCTGGTCGCTTTGCTGACCAGGATGCTCGCAGACCGCAGTAGCGACGCCGCCCCGACGGGGACTGACTCGAACCAGTCCCCGTCGACGAGATCGTCAGGCGTTGCGTGAACCAGAATGCCCATCGGTCACCGCCTTTCGATCACTTGGCCGGCAGGAACCAAGCCGCGATCTTCTTGGTCGACACGCCCTTGACGTCGTCCTCGGTCTTGCCGTGCGCGAGGGCGTAGGCAACCCAGTCGGATCGTTCTGCGTCGGCTGCCGGGAGTGTGCCCGCGAGTTCGCCGCTGAGTTCCTGGACCTGTGCGGTGGCGTCCTCGTGGGCTTCCTCGAGTGCCGTCTGTGCGTCCTCGGCTGCGACGGTCGCGTCGGCGACCTTCGCTTCGGCCGATTCGATGGCCGCTTCGGCCGATTCGAGGCCATCGTTGGTTGTCGGTTCGACGGTGTGACCGCCGACTTCCGAAGTGACATCACTCGACGGGGTGTGCGTCAATTCGGCTGGGGCGCTGAGCCCCTCCTCGATGCGTTCCCAGCGGGCCAGGTCGGACAGGTGCGACGGATCGTCGTCTACCTGCACAACCTGGCCGCTGTTGCAATTACGGAAGGTGGGCATCAGGCTCAGGCCTTGTCGGCGCCCTTGATCAGCACCGCACGGTTCTTGTCGATCGTCTTCACGCCGTACAGCGTGTCGAGCGAGATGACCGACACCTTCTTGTTGATGTCGTAGTCCGAAGCGATGCGGATGCTGATGCCCTTGTAGGTTGCGACCTCGGCGTTGCTGCCGGGTGCAATCTCCAGAGGTGCGCTGACGAAGGCGAACGCGGTCGGGTGGAATCCGACGCCGACCTCGGTCGTGGGGTCGCCGGCTGCCTGCGCGCCGGGAGCCTTCGGCTGACCGACGTTCTGCGTCTGGTAGACGTCGAAGCCGAACACGTCGCGGCCGAGAGAGCCGCGGCGCAGTGCCTCGGTGCTGCCCGACTTGTCAGCGTGCTTGATGATGTCGGAGTTGAGCCACTGGGCCTTGGTCGTGGGGCCGATGACTGCGTGCCGCAGCGTCTCCGGGAGCTTGTTGATGTCGAGGACGCGCCCAACCTCGATCAGCGCCTCGGGCTTGTTCCACTCGAATCCTGCCTGCGCAGGCAGACCGGCTTCCTGGGTTACGTCGTCCCGCAGGGAAAGGATGGCGCGGTCGATCTTCTGCGCAATCGCCTCCATGGCCGGGGTGAGAAGCTGCTCATCGAAGTCCTCGATATCGAGCGTGAGCTCTTCCGAGGTCACCTCGAACGAGACGTCTGCGATGCGATCGAGGACCACCGGGATCTGGCCTTCGGTGGCGGACTGGATCTCGATGCCGGTTGCTCGGTTGAAATCCTTGGCCTCGAAGACAGCGGGCTTGCGGACGTTGACCGTGTTGCCGACCTTCTGCGCGGTGAACTCGCGAGAGTGGTCGGTGTGCACGAGTGGCACCATGACCAGCGATTCGTAGAGCGTCGCGAGGGCCTGGCGTGCGATGACGTCGGGGGTGAGGAAGTTGTTTGCCACGGTGTGGGCTCCTTACGGGTCAGCGGGCATCGCGCCGCTTGCGGCGCGAAACTCGGAGGGAATCGATGTCGGTGGCCTTGGGCTCACCGGCGGTGGGGTCGCCGTTGCCGGCGGAGAGGTCGGCACCCGAACGTGCGGGGCCGTCCTTCTTCGGCTTGCGCAGGCGTGGGTGCTCGGCGATCGCGTTCTCGATCGCGGTCTTCAGCTGGTCCTCGAGATCCGTTGCGTCCGGGTCGATCGCAGCGATGGTGGTTCGGAACGTGAGGGAGTCGAGCAGTGCGACAGCATCGGCGTCGGTGTCGTCTGCAGCGCGGTAGAGGGCGAGGTCGCGTCGGGCTTCGGCGGCTGCCTTGGTCTGCGCTGTCGCGCGTGCTTCGGCGTCGTCTGCCTTGGCCTTCGCCTGGGCAACTACCTCGGCGGGGTCGACTTCGGTCTTGTCCTCTGCGGGGAGAATTCCGAGTTCCTTGCCGAGTCGTTCGGTGAACTCCCGCTGCTGCTGTTCGGCTGCTGCGCGGGCTTCTTCGCGTGCCTTGTCGGCGGCTTCTTCGGCGGCCTTGGCGATCGCTTCCTGGTTCGCCTGTCGGAGCTGCTGGTTTTCGCGGCGGAGTTTGCGCGCCTCGGAAACCTTGATGACGGGATCGTCGTCGTCGGTGGTCGTTGCGCCGCCTTCGTTACCCGTGGTGGGTTCGGTGGTGGTGGTCTCCTCGACGGTGGTGTCGTTGTCGGTGGGATCACCTGCGGGGCTGTCGGTTTCGACGACTGTGCTGGTGCTGTCGGACATGAGGTGGCCCTTCTTGCCGCGCCGGGCGGCGGGTAGGCAGACGGCACGACGCCAGGTCGGTACCGCGGGAAATGTGAAAGGAGCCCCGACGCCAGGTCAGAGGCTTGAAGGTCCCGGTTCTGCCGCCAGGGCAGGTACGGGGGACGTTGATGCGGCAGGGGTCGAACCTGCGACTCGCCGGTCAGGAACCGGTTGCTCTCCGGGTGAGCTACGCACCATGAACGGCGACAAGCCCGCTACACCGGTGTGGTGTGCGGGCTTGTCGGCTGTTCGGTTGGGTTAGATGCCTTGGGGGTGTTCGGCGTGGAACTGCGTCCAGGCCGCGGCGATCGCGGCAGGTCTGTCGGACGGTGTGGCGGTGATGATGGCTGCGAGTGCGTCGTCGTGCCATGGCCCGAACGGGCTGCAAGAGTTGACTTCTCCCTCATCGATCGCGAGGTTGATGTCGTACTCGAATAGTGTTCGCCATTCGGAGTAGCCGGTCGGAGTGCCGTTGGTTCTCATTGCTTTCTAGCCTCCGGAACCTGTGCGAGCAGCATCTCGTGCAGTGCGCGCGAGACTTCCGTTGCGTCGTCGCCGTTGAGTTCGACGTCGAGGAACGCTTCGCCGAGAACTTCGACCGGATCGACGATCATGGAGTTGTCGTGGCGGAACGAGTACCCCGACATCTGACTCTGCAGCCATCGGGTTTGAGTGTCGTTGTCGCCTTTCACCACCTCAGGATGCCGTGACATGACCTCTGTGACCGTCCGAAGTACTTTCCGGCGCGCCGTGTGATTGCCGAGGTGGTCGATGACGTGCCCGAATTCGTGGACGATGACCGACCACATCCCTCTGCGGGCTGAGTTGCGTGGGTGGAAACCGCCTTGCTCGTCCTGTTCGAGTGAAGCCAGCAGGGCTGACCGGTCGCGGAGCACTGTCTCCGAAACCGAGAGCCTGCCGACGATCCATCCTCCGGGGTTGTCGGGATCCGGATTGCCGCCCGCGTTCGCCAGGTGCCGCTCGGGGAGGTCTCGTGTTCGCAAGCGGGGCGCCCGCGCCCACGGATACCTGTAATGCATGTCGACGACCGCGTCCACCAGTTCTCCGAATGTGTCCAGGTCTGCGACCTCGAATCCGGTCGCCGCGACGTCGATGTCGGTGAGCCGTTGCAGTTGGCGTTGGTATCCGTCGCCGCCATGGGAGCGAGGCGAGTCAGGAGCTGGTGGACCTGGGTTGCCCGTCACCATCGCCGGGCGCTCGAGCCGTGTGCGGTATCCGAGGTCGATCTGTTCTCGGCGCCGCAAGCGTGGCACGCCGGTCTCGTCGACCAGTTCTCGGATTTGCTTCTGTGCTGCGCGCACGCGAGTGTTCGCCGTTGCTATTGCAGCGGGGGTGATCGCTGCCGCGCGCATCCGCTTGCTGGCCCGCACCTCTCGTTCGAGGGCTCGCAACTGTTGCGTGGCCACGTATCCAGCGGGATCAACCGGTGTCACGTTCGGGAGATCGTCGCCGGGCACCCACAGTCGCAAACCGTGGCGGCAGCCCGGGTGGTGCAGTCCGCGTGCGCGTGCCTCGGATAATGACGCCACCACCGGGACTGATCGGCCGGCGTGGATCGCACCGCGTGTGGCGCCAGTCAGGGACAGGAGCCGACCCTGGAACGGTGCGCATTGTGGTGAGCAATTCGCCACGGTGCTTACACGCACCAGGTCGTAGCCATTCTCCGACAGCAGTGCCGTGTGCGTATCCATCGCAGCCCGCGCACATGCTGTGCGGGTTGCCATTTCGACGTAGTTGACCAGGTTGATCCTGCGACCGCGCCGATCGACGAAGCCGGTGATTCCGCGTGCTGCGAACCGGTCGAGCATCTGCTGCGCGAGCGCCACCCGACCGGCTTCCCCCTGGATCCGGGAGGATAGGACTCCTGCCATGACCTGCCGGTAGAGGCCTTCGGTTGAGGCCAGGATGTGCGGATGCATCCGCGACAACGACGGCAACAACCCCGCAGGTGCGCGAACCAGCGTTGCGGCTGATGTGCGTGGCACGTGTGGTGCTGACTCCCGAAGCCATACCGACGGGAGCTCTTTCATCGCCGCACGCCGGCCTCGATCCGCGGACTCGGCCAGAGCCCGCATCGCCTCTCTTCGTCCACGGACGTAGGTACCGGCCATCAACTCCCGCGCCGCGCTGCGGAATTCGTTCATGCGGCTCCACCGACGCACGCCGGACCGCGGTTGGCGGGCATCCTCGGCTACGGCCGCGGCGACACGGCCGATCAGCACTTGCTCGGCTGAGGCGTACACCGCCGACGACGCCCGGATGAGAGCTTCGATCTGCTCGGGGCCTAACGACATCAGCCGTCACCCCCGAAGATCAGTACTCGCTGTCCGGAACGTCGGGTTCGGCGACGTACGCCAGCTTCGCCTTGCGCTCGACGTCCTTCCAGATCCGGTCGACCTCGTCGTTGACGTCGTCACTCGACCAGTTCGGGTGCTGTTGGCGAACCATCTGTTCGACCGAGACGCCATTGGCCGCCGACAATGTTCCGAGCGTCTGGGCCAACTCGACCGGGCTTTGCTGCGGCCGAATCGGAAACCGGATCTCCGGCATGTCCTTCAGCTCGAGACCTGTTCCGAATTGGATGTTGTCGAGTTCGAACCCTGCCCGCGCGAACGGGCGAAGACCGGCCTTGTAGTAGTTGATCTTCTTGTCCCGAGTACGTTCCGACAAACGGTCACGGGAGTTGACCTCAGTTGCCGTCGCGGCACCGGTAGAGGCTGTGAGGGAATTGTCCGAGAACGATCCCGCCGACAGGCCAGCGCCTCGCAGGATCGCATTCAGAAGTTCCGCGCACGTGTTGGCGTGTTCCTGCCACCGGATCGTGAATTGGTTCGCCTGAACTGGCGCGTTGCCGTTCTGCATCGAACCGAGCCCGGATGCCATCGGCGTGAAGATCGATTGCTCACCGTCCCAGGCTGATCCCTTACCGGGACCGAGTGGCTTGAGCATCGATTCGTCGACGAACAGCCGCGCCTTACCGAGGTCGATGTCACGCATCCACGAGCTGTAAGACTCGTCGAGCGCGTCGAAGAGCGGCTCCAACCCGTCGAAATCGGACCGGCCGAGCGGGGAGAGCCCGTGGATCGGTCGCCACTTCCGGTTGGGACGCACATTCGGGATGTACGTTGCCGTCAGCGCGTCGATGCCAGTTTCGATGGCACCTTCACTGTCGACTAGGTCAGCTGCCCATGACGTCGACGAGTGCTCGGTCAGTGGAACGGCTCTGCCCAGACGGCCCCGGTCACCTTCGTAGAGGCCGTGCAGGATTCGCCCCGGCTCATGCCGCTCGAGGTGTCGGTAGACCGTGTCGTTGTCGTCGTTCACGACGGTCCAAAACGTCACCCCTGCCAGTTGGTCGTACTTCCATGTCGGGACCGCTGCGTCAGCGGCGACTGCCCCGAGCTTGACCTTGTCAGCGACTTCCTTGTCCCACCACCAGCGCAGGTACGTGCCACCCAACGCGGACGCCACTTCAGCGGACTCCGCCAGTGTCGCTGCGGCATCGTCTTCACCGAAGAGCTTCTGCAGACGGTCCTGCGTTGCCTGATGATCACCACGCGCATCGTCCTCTCCGACCACGAACATCGGTGGCTGCGCGAACAACAGGTCCGCCGAAGCTCGGGCGAGGTCGGACGCTGCGGGTACGTGAAGTCGGTGCGACTGCTGGGGATTTGGCCGACCCCAGAAGAATCGAGCCAACTTCCCGACGACTCCCCCGGCGTACTGAGATGGGCGCTGCCGGTTATTTTCCCGGTAGATTTCTTCTAGCACCTCGACGTTGCCGGTGTACCACGCATTCCAGGTGCGCATTTCTTTCTGCGCGCGGTCGAAAGGTTTCGGCGGCCATTCGGTGGACTTCTCAGGAAGCGGCATACTCGCCTCCGTTCACATCGACGTAGCGCCGCCACCGCTTTTCGGTGGTGACGATGGCGTAGCGGGCAGCGTCGAGCGCGTGATCCGCAGACTTAATGGGCTGGTCGTAGCCCTCGGATGTTGCTTGCGTGTCCCACGAGTAACCGGCGACCTCGGTCATGAAGGTCTTGCAGCGATCGGTGACCTTCAGCTTTCCAGTCGAGAGCAACGTTGCGATGGTCCGAATCCCATACAGCACATCGTTTTCGGCCGCATACGTCGGGAGTTCGTCCTGGAGGAGCTGAACCCGGAACGACGCCGCAGCGGGGTCGACGATGACCGGCCCGGGAGGCATTCGCGTCGGGTACGGCAGGTGACCTTCCGCGAGCCAGTCACGCAGGCCGCGGGAAAGTTGCGCGTCGGTCCATCGGGTGGCGTCCGATCGTGGCGTGTACGACCATTCGTCGATCAGGTAAAGCACGCCGTCGGCACCCACGCCGAGCAACAACGCCACGGTGGGATTCGTGGTGCCGTAATCCACTCCGACGCCGAACAGTTCCACCATCTGCGGTAGGTCCTGCCACCGCACGACGTGCTTGGACGGCTCCCACATGTCGTAGACGGCGCCGTCCGCTGCGACCCAGTGACCGAGGATGAAGCGGCGGTACCAGAGGCCTGTGTACTCGCGCTTGATCGAGTTCTTGTAGTCCTCGGACAATGCAGGGTTGTCGTCGAGCGTGAAATGCCAACTGCGCCAGTCTGGAAGCTCATGCAGTCGGTCGAGATACTCGGCCTTGAGCCAGTGCATCGGGTTGTCGGGGTTCGTCGTTCCGAACAACTTCGCGCCGGTGACAGACATACGACCGAGTAGCTGATGGAAGAAGTCCGACCGGATAACGGTGATTTCGTCGGCGTAGGCACCGGCAACGGTGAGCCCTCGAAGGGACTTCTCCGCCTTCGCGTCCGACGCACCGAGCATGTAGACGCGGCGACCCAGGATCGTCGCAGACGGCGCGCCTGTGACGTAGTGGACGGTGTCGGCGAATTCCCCGAAGATGTCGGGATCCTGCATCGGTGAGATAACGTTGCGAGCGAGGGATTCGCGGGTACGCCCGACCATGACGAACTGTCCGCCCCCTGGCGGGTTCGACAAGAACATCAGCCACCGCATCATCGAGCCGAAGGTCTTTCCGGACCGGATTGCGCCTTCCCAGATGTTGATGCGGGCTTCGGCCTCGGCTATCGAGTAGAGCTGCTTCCGCGACAGTGGCAGGTCATTGAACGTCGTCACCCGCCACCTCCTTCTGCTCTGCGGCGGTACCGGCTTCGTCGTTGACGGGCACTGATGTGTCCGGCGGCGGCGCACCGTTCTTCTTGTCCTCGTCGACGACCGTCTTGATGCGATCGATGAGATTGGCGAGCACGGACCGCTTGTCCTCGACCGACGAATCGGTAGAGCCAGCAATGAGATCCATGTGGCCTTTAAGCGCGATCTGCAGTGCGGCGTAGCCGTCGCGGGCGTCGCGCAGCGGGGGCAGCGGCAAGGTCACCGGGATCATGGCGTCCTGGCCGCGTTCGTAGTAGTTGTGTGGGGACCACAGGCGCTCACGGAGCTTGACGACGTCGTCGAGAAGTTGCTCGGCGAGGTCGACTCGGCGGGCCTTCATCTTCGCGACGCGAGCGGCTGTCGCTTCGACCGTCGCAGCTTCGTCGAATGAAAGCCCGAGTTCCTTGGCGACCTTGGTGACCGAGTACGCGGACCGGCCGATCTCGCGCGCTATCTCGTTGCGTCCCTTGCCCTGTGCATGCAACGCAGCGATCTTGTCGCGTTCAGCCTGTGTGAGGTCCGGCTTCTTCGTGCCCTTCTTCGGGCGAGTTGTCCGCGATCGAGACGCGGGTGGAAGCGGAGCCATGTATCACGCGCCTCGAAAGCGGCCGGCCCAAAATGCGAGTTTGCGGTCCGCTCGATCACGAACGGCCTGAATCGGGTTCGGAATCGGCATGCCCGACGCAGGGTCGATGATGAGCAGTCCAGCTTCGGCGATGATGACGGTCGATTCCTGATATTCGGCGATCGCCTCGCAGTAGGCGGCGAATTCGTCGATGTCAGCGGGCGTGAGATTGAACAAGGGGGCCAACCGTGCCCACGTCTGTTTGCCGATGTCGGTCAGCCACTCTGGTGTCTCCGGTGGCGCGTCCGATGAAGTGGGCTCAGGTGGTTTGTGGTTGGGGCGCAGGGAAACTACGGAAAGCTCCGGGCTGCTCATGTTGGCCCTCCCGTCAGAGTCGGCTCGATTGTTCAGTTGTGGGGACGGGTTGTGACGTCGGTCGGTGCACATTTCAAGCACGCGACCAACGCCTGACCTCTTAGGTCGAACCGCTGAGAGAACCGGCTGCCGGGCTTGCGGCGGTGCGGTTGCGGTTACGGCCAGTGATTCGGTTGAAAACACCGGAGATGCGCTGGCCGAGACGACGGGCTGCATTACGCATGGTCACCCCTCCTTTCCTGTGATCCGGGCAGCAGAAAGCCCCGAGACACTTCGGCGACTCGGGGCTTTCAGCTGCTGGTGGGCTTTTGGTCAACCCGCAACCCGGTTGCCCGGGTGGGGAAGTCGGTGGTTACCGGCCCTCGAATTCGATTCCGAGGATCTCTGCGGCTTTGTGACCGTCGAGGTACTTGTCCCCTAGTTCGAGCACGCCGGCGCTGGCGAGGAAGGCATCTTTCGCTGCACGGTTCTTGAAGCACAGTGCGACCCAGTACTCGGAGTCGTTCATCTGGCCGAACTGTTCAGCCCACTCTTTCGACGCTCCGGACAAGCCTTTGCCGAGCGCGTTGAGTTCGGCCTTCGTGTCGTGCTCGATGTCGTCGGTGTATTCGACGTCGGCGAGGGGGTCGGGGTGGGGTTTCGCTTTCAAGGCGGAGACGACGTCTGCGCGGGAGAACTTCGCGCGATTGCCTCCGGCTTTGAGCTTTGCTTTCACTTCGTCAGACAGAGCCATTGATCATGTCCATTCTCATCAGTTCGAGTTCAGCCAGCGGGAACCAGTGCAGGATTCGCTGGTAGTCGTCGGGGGCGTGGTCGCGGATCGGCTTGAGGAAGTCGTAGCGAATTCCGTCGAAGGACCGACCGTTGCCGTCGAGCCCGCCTCTGTGTCTGGGGTTCACTTTTCCGGCGAGGTATTTGCCGAACCACTCGTAGTCGGGGCCGAGTGTGATGCCGCGGTCCTTGATCGCCCGTCGCACGTCTGCGATGCCCCAGTCCCAGATGACGGACTGGCGTCGGGTGCGGTGTTTGATCGGGCCGTGGCGCATGATCGCCATTCGCCTTTGGGCGGAGTCTGTTGCCCGCACGCCGTCGAGGATCCAGGTGTCGTCCTCGGCGAAGTTGTCGCGCATGAGCATGTCCCACTCTTCGCGTGTCGGCGACGGGAATCCTGCAGCTTCGATGATCGCGCAGCGTTCGGGCGGCTGGAAGGTGAGGTTGTTGAGCATGCGGTAGAACGCATCTGCCGGCAGGTCGACGATATGTGTTTGAAAATAGTCTTCGTAGCGTTTGAGATCGTCCTCGACGAACTTCAGTCCCGGCACGATCGACTTGTGGATCGGGATGACCTGCATGTTTCGTCGTTCGAGTTCGATCCAGACGGCGACTGAGTCTTTGCCGCGGGAGAAGTTGAGGATGACGGGTCGACCTTCCGCTGCGAGGTCGTCGAGCATCTGCTTCGACGGGGTGATTCCGTCGAGTTCGATCATGTGGTGCTCCGTTCAGTCACAGTCGCGTCGGAATCGCAACCGATGATTCTGGTGTTCGCGGCGTCCTGTGCGTCGAGGGTCAGCAGTCGCCATGCGTACCAAATCGTTTCTCCGCCACCGAAGTCGACGGTGAAACTTCCGTTTTTGTGGTCGCCGGTGCAGGTGAGAGATTCGTTGGTGAACAGGTATCTGCCGGCGTGCGCACGGATGCTCGGTAGTTCGATGTCAGCCCAGACTCCGTCGTCGAAGTATCTGACTTCACCGTGGTGATCGGTGTATTCGATGACGGCGACTGTCGTTTGGTCGCTCATAGCTCGGTCACGTCGATTACGGTGCGTTCGAGTCCCAGGAATCCGTCGCCGCGCTCGTCTACGAGGCTGGCGAGCGCGTTGCTGAGGTCGTATCCCTCTTCGTGTGGTTCGACTGCGAAGTCGTCCGGAACGTCGAACTCCTGCTGGTGTGTGCTGTGTTCTTCCCAGATGACTCTGATCTTTTTCATCTCACTCCCCTGTCTCGCTGGGGAGGTGTTGGGCCGGCTGGGCTGTGGTGACATTTGGGTGATGTTCTCCCATGAGTGACCTCACTGGTTTGGGATGTTCCCCTGGGGCACTTGCCCCCTGGGCCAGCTTGACTAGCTGGTGTGCCCCTGACATTAGGTCACTATGCCCCAATAGTGCAAGCTCTGTTACAACTATTGCAATTAATGCCCCTGAGGGAGGCCCTGGGCAATCCTTGGGCCATTCTGGGCACTATGTACCCATAGTGACTCACAGGCTCTGAGAATTGATCTCAGGGCCAGGACCACCCATCCCTGAGGTTGGCCAGTGGTGCAGTGCAGCCCAAGGGGCAGTTCACAGCCCTGAGAGGTCAACAAGGCCCATAAATTGCCCCAGAAATAGCCTCCCACCTGCAGGGTTGACAGATTATGCCCCCATAGGGCAAACTATGCATCAGCAAGCCAGTAGGGGCCAGCAACACAGGCCAGCTGGCAAGCAATCTGGATACCAGCTCAGAGTCTGGAAAACCTCAGTGTTGGTCTGTCCCAACAACTTCATATCGTCACAAGTCTGAATGCCGGCTCTTGGGAACCCTGAATAGGCCAGGGGAGAAACCCTCGAGCACATGATCTTTGAGAACTCAATAGCGTGAGACACCCACAACCACAAGGCAGCAATGCCCAATGGTGTTGCTGCCGATGATCCCTCGGAAAGGGGACCATTATGTCCAGCAAGTCCACCGAAGCGTATGTCCCGGTTTTCAAGACTGAGACCCTTCCGGACGACTTCACGAACGTGCTCGGAGCGATGCTCCTCATGGGCTGGAGTTACACCGTCGAACACAGCGTGGTCAACGAGGTGGTTGCGCGGATCACCGTCCGCGCACACAAGGTCAAAGCCGACGGATCTCCCGAAGGTAAGGCCCGTGAAATCCAACTCGTATGGGAACACGTCGGTGGTGAATGGTTCTGCATCGCAGAACAAACCGGGTACCTCAAGAAGAAGATCGGCGCCGACGGCGCAGCGATCGACTTCAAGAGTTCTGATCTGCTGATCAACTACCTGGGCAATCACACCGCTGAATGGATGTTCAATCCGATCGAGGCCCCAAAGCCGAAGCGTAAGAGCCGGCAGAAGGCAATCGGTGACGGAAAGAACGCCGGCCAGCAGACCATCGACCTCGACGATGACGGCGATGACGCTCCCCAATCGGGAGTCACCGCAGAAGAAGTCATCGAAGAGTGACCATCGTTCGACAGTGGGCTCCGGCGAGCTGGCACTCGCCGGAGCAAGGGTGGGCACCCGTCCCCGGTGCCCACCCTGACGTTCGGAATTCACCCTCAGTCTCGAAAGGTTAGGACACGCACAATGGTTGACAACAAGATGCTCAACAGGATCAAGGGTCTGTTCGCAAAGGCGGATTCGGTCGAAGGTACACTCGAGGCCGATACGTTGCGCGAGAAGGCATTCGAACTCCTGGCGAAGTACGGCATCGACGAAGCAATGGCCCGTGGTTCTGCCGGTTCCGGCAACGTGGATGGCGACACAATGAAGGCGGTAACGTTCACCTACACCGGTGACCGGTTCGGCTACGAGAAGATGTATCTGGTCAATCGCGTATCCAAGTCCCTGCATTGCGACGCCGTTCAACTGCATGGTGAGCATGTGTTGCAGATTTTCGGGCTGTCCCGTCATCTCGAGCGCGTGAAGTTCTTGATCCAACTCCTGATGCCGCAGCTGCTTTCATCTGCAACGCAAGCTATTCCAGCGAATCCGTTCGCAGGACGGGATCCGAAGGATTCAGCCCGCCTCACCGCCGAACACCGCGCGGAATTCATGATCGGGTTCGCGGACCGCATCGGTTCTCGTATCCAGGAGAGCGAGGACAATGCGGCGTCGACGTACGACCGTGAGAACGGCGGCACCGGAGCGTCCCTGATGCTCAAGAGCGACTTCGATCGAGCGCAGGCGGCGATGTACAAGAAGTACGCCGGAATGATCGGCCAGGGTCGCGGGCGCTCCGTCGGCCGCGGCGAAGGTTACCGAGCCGGCCATGCTGCAGGTGACCGTGCCGACGTAGGGAACACCCGCGTCGGCGCCGGAAGGCAGGCCATCGGGTAAGTCGATCAGGCCCCACACCGGAGAGGTGTGGGGGCCTTTTCGGCTACCCTCACGAAGCTGTTGAATGATGCAAGCATCATGCAGCATATCCGCAGGTCAAACCCTTAGAATGCGCCCTCGAGGTGTCGCCTCGGCCAACGACCCCAAGTCCGAAGGGTCGGATTTTTCGGTGTCGGCGGCAGGTGGTCTAATTCCACCGGGAGAGACACCTGTGGTTCAGGCCACACCTTCCCTGGGTGCCCGACCTGATGTCCCCTCAAACAAACGAACACGCGCGATCACGGAGTACCCAACCCATGCGAAACGACACGCATCTGCCCGCAGTTCCGAGCCATCCCCCGTCGGAGGAGGCTCCAGTCACCGTCCTGAGCACTCTCGGGTGCGAAGTGACCGTCACCTCGGATTGCATCGACGAAGCCCCGTTGGTGACCTTGGCAGCGACCATGCCTCACGGGCTCGTCGACCTCTCCCCCAAAGCCGCACGCACACTCGCGTCTGCGCTCACTCGTCACGCTGACCACTCGGAGCGCCTCGTATCGAAGTCCGCTCCGACCGTCCGAATATCGACGATCCCGTGAGAACATACGCCCCGGCCGCGACTATGGCCCCATCACGAAGATTGCGGCCCCGAAGGATCGTGACTACGATCCCGGACATGGTATCGAGGAAGAACATCGACGCATTGACCGCTCTCGGCGAGCGCCGGCGGGAGCTGCGTGCGGAACTCGAGGCGGTCGAAGAGAGCATCAACAAGAGCCTGAAAAAGGTGTACCCGGAAGGGTGGACCTGGGATGAGATCACCGAAGCATCCAGCCTGTCGCTCTACACTCTGAGACTGCGCTTGAACAAGCTCGGCCTTATCAACTCCGATAAGTCCGCTCCTCGACCCCGCACCAAAGAGGTCGCACAGGAACGCAAGTCACAGGCGCGGAAGAACCGCATAGAAAAGGGCTGATCACCGGCCCTCTGGACGAGTGAAGGTTGTGACGATGACTCAGCCCCCGCCGAACGGTGGCTATCCCCATCCAGGAGCAGATCCGCGTCAACCCGGCGTCAACCCGCCGGTAGGAGCAGATCCGCGCGCGCCGTACGGGTACGGACAGCCTTCGGGCGCGTACCCGCAGCAGCCGCAGCAAAACTGGTCGGGGCAGCCCGCCGGGTACCCGGTGCCCCAGCCTCCGAAAAAGAAGAAGCGGTGGCCGTGGATTCTCGGCGGGGTCGTCGTCTTGTTCGTGGCGCTTGTCGTGATCTTCTCATTGACATCTCCGACGCGCACGAGTCGCGTCGAGAACGCGGTTCAGGCTTGCCAGGACACTGTTTCCGATCGGTTGTCGGCGCCGGCCTCAGCGGAGTTCACGGCAGATCCGGCAGTGCGCGAGGATCCGACAGACACGTGGACGATTTCCGGTGGTGTCGACAGTCAGAACGCCCTCGGCACAGTGTTGCGCGCGAACTACGAGTGCAATGTGCAGTTCATGGGCGACTCGAAGTACAGCGTTGAGATCACGTCGATGACTCAGCAGTAGTCGTCAGCCCGGCCCGACCGGGTTTTTCCCTTTCCGTTCCCCGACCCACATGCCGAACACCACGCGGTAGTACTTGGAGGCAAGGCCTTTCGCGTGGCGTTCGGACATGTGTTTGCGCAGGTGGGCCACCAATCGCGTCCATGCGCCGTCAGGCGTGGAGGCCCACTTCGCGAGGCCTTCTGCGCTGCTGGTCCAGTACTGCAGGAACGGGTCACGACGTGGTGATTGCATCGTCTCCCCCGTTTCCTTCTTCGGTTGGTTGGCCGGGCAGCAACACCTCACCCATTGAACGGTGGGTATGTCGTGGGTGCGCTTCGCTCCCGGCCCTGGCTGACTCGTGCCAGGGCCGGGTGACGTTGACAAGCCGATCCTCGAGGTCGAGGGGTTCGGCGGCCGGCCAAGTTTGTGCCTTCGCGTGTGTTCGGTCCGCGAGGAGTGAGTCGATTCTGCGACTGAGGATTTGGTGAAATCGTTGGTCAGGCGCACGTCGTCGGAATTCGACCACTCGGCTGAGAAGCCTGTCGATGTCACCGATGGTTCGGGCGGTCATTGTTCCGCGCCAAGTACTGTTGCATCTGTTCTGTCTGGCCAGACTGTCGACCGAAGGTCAGGGTAGGGACTTTCGGCACGTACGGCACCTGTCCATAGTCCCGACTCTGAGGTCGCGTCGGTTCTGGGTCGAGTCGATAGGCGATGCGTCGCAACCAATTCGAGAGTCTTCGCTTCATCCGCACCTCGTCTAGTTTGTGTGCCCCGACCGCATCCCGAGGTAGCGGAAACGTGCGGTCGGGGCGAAGCCCTCGGCGCTGCTGGCTGGCTGCATCCTGAGGGAGTCTGGGTGCGACAATGCCCGGACGCCGACCGCGAGGGACGTCCGGGCATTGCCCGCTATTCGGTTGTGCCCCGGTCTGCATCTACGTTCCGGAGAGCGTGGTTACAGAGACCCGAATGGTCTAGGAAGTACCGGAGAATTTGGGACCGGATTTTTCGACACGTGTCCCGCGAGAGACAGAGTAGACGCTGTCTACGCGGGTTGTCTAGTCATCGCCGGAATCAACCTGCTGATTCGCGTCACGAGGGCGCCTACATGCCTGGACAAACCTGGGCGAGCGAAATCTCCCGCCTCGATCAGTGACTCGATTCTCGACCACGGCAACACCTTTCGGAATGCCGCGCACTGCGACGATCGGTTAGGTCCGGCAGTGCGGATTGCGGCGATTGCCTTTTCGAGAACATCGCGTTCTTCACCCAATGCCTCGGCGAGCCAGAGCAACGCTGGGGCGCACCGCAGGTGGTTGTAGGCGAACTTCGCGTCACGATCGGTGTGCTTCCGGTTGTAGGCACCGGGAGTGTTGTATTCGCCCCAGAAGCCGAGCAGGTGCTCCTTCTGTGAGGAATACCGGACCGTGCCGTCGCTGCGCGGCTCGTAGGCATCCGTTACCGGCTGTGCGGCTTGCAAAGAATCAATCACAGTCACCAGTTGTGCGAGTTCCATTTTCACCTCCAACCAATCGACAAACAAGCCTGAAGCTATGTTGCTTGGGGTTAGTCATCATCGTTCAAGGCCGCTTCTCCGGACCCTAGTTCGAATGGTTCGAGCGGTCGTCCGTGAAGGGTCGCGTTGCGCATATGCTTTGCCTGTTTCAAGAGGCTCGTAACCGTATCCTCTGAAACGCCAGATTCGCGCAAAGTGGTTTCGAGCGCAGCGAAGTCAAGGTCCGCTAGCTGCGGGTTATTCAGGCCGGCGATAGCCATGAGCAGTACGTCAGCAAGGACCCTCCGGCGTGTATTTCGATCTCCAAGATTGCTATCCAAATGCCGATCCGCTGCATGACGAGCTGCATGCTTGATATTTGCCAACGCCTCGCGAAGGAGTGCGGAACTCACCTCAATCGAGGATAGAGAAACCGAGGTAATTGACCCATCTCGCGTCAGGCTCGCAACTCCGGAAATACTGAAATCGCGTTCTGGGGTAACCGAGTGCAGTCCGTCCTCATCTGGAATCACTGCCTTGATCCCAGCGTGCACGATCGAGTTGAAACGCGCTACATATCCGCCATCGCCGTCTCCTGCCAAGCTCTCCCACTCGATGTCGCGCAAGTCCGTCATGAATACGATCTCCGCTGACCGCGTGGCCTTTGGAAGGCCAATTGCCGCACCCTCAAGTTTCCAACCTACTAGCTCAGAGTAGACGTATCCGAAGAGTTCTTTCTCGGATATCTTTTCGACGAACTCCTGCTTGTCTCCAGCCGCAACCGGTGCAGTGCGCTCAGCGATGGCGGATAGGAGTGAGGCAATGTCGTGTGCCCAATTCACCCGATCGATGAGCCCCTTCGATTGAAGCTCCTCATTGATGTCGTGGTGCCACTTCGTAGGGTTGTCGTCGTCATCGTTGGCGCCGAAGTCCTTGGAATTTTGCGAGACCCACCAGACCTCGTGTCCTGCATTCGACTCGGCAATATCGATGACGGTCAGCCAATTGAGCGTGTCTCGGTAACCATCTTTCCGTTCGTCACCATCCCAGGGCTTGCGAAACATCACCGCACGGGCGACCAGCTCAAGATGATCAATCGAGGCGGGTGGAACGAACGTCGCACCGACAGACGACAGGTGCCCGCGCAATTCTCGCTCAAATGCCTCAGTTTTCGCATCAATTGCGGCGCCAATAGCATCACAGATGGAGTCGACACCGAATCGCTTTTCCCGCTGAGCTGCCTCGATCAATTTCTTCGACAACGCGGCCAGGGTTCGCCTTTGATTGGCGACCGCCTCGATCACGACTACTTCCGGGACCAAGATTCGCGCAGTATTTCGCTTGGCTGTCTCCTTGAGAGTATTCCACCACGCTGCCCGCAGCTGCGGGTCCGAAAGCACAACTGTCGTGTCAAGAACGATGATCATGGGGAGATTGTCGCTTATCGCAGACCGCTTCGGATGTTTAGGGTCGCATTGACACATGATGGCTAATCTGACCCGCAAGTTCCCTCGCCCATCGACCATTGATCAGTCCTTGGTTCGGCGGTAGCGGTACTCGTGGAGGTACGCGGATTTGACGGCGCGGCACGGGGCGCAGCGGCATCCGAAAACTTGGTAGGCGCTGACTTTCCCGTGCGGTGCGGCCTGGTGATACGGGCGTCCGTCGCGGAGGACGCGTTCTCGGTGGCGACGCAGCATTCTCAGCCGGTTGCGGATTTGCGGGGTGTACGGCAGCGGCAGCGCCTCGAGGCGTGCAAGTTCCGATGTCATTTTGCTGCTGTCGAAGCACAACTCGCACAGTCCGTTTCGGCCGGCGAGGGTGAATGCGCGTCCGTAGGGGATTACGATCCGCGGTTCGCCGCATTCGTCGCACGGGGTTGGGGTGAATTGGTCCGCTGGTCCGACTGGTCGCGGGTTCGCTGGCGCGGGACGAGGGGTCCTCTTCTTCTGCGGTTTGCGCGCGGATGTCGGTTTCCGCTTCGGCGGCTTGGGAGCCGAGGTGGATACGCGAGGTCGAGGCGGTGGGGTGTATCCGGCGGGTTCAGCGAGAATGCGGCGCGCGGGTTCCGACAATACGGGAGGCGCGGTCGGTGTTGGCCGCTGGGAGATTCTGTCCTCCCGTCGGCATGCCGGGCACAGGCCACACAGGCAGGCATCGTTCATCTGTTGTCGAATCCTTCGGTGAGCACCACCCATGCGATGTAGACGAGGGCGGCGAATGTGACGGCGGCTGCCGCGAGTGCCGCGATCATCTGCTTCATGCGGCATCAACTTCGGCGAGGATGCGAGCGATGTCAGGGGCGAAGTAGTTCGGGCCTTTGAGGATCTTGCCGTCGGCGCGGTAGATCGGCTTACCGTCGGGCCCGAGTTTGCTCATGTTGGATGCGTGGACTTCGGTGAACACGGCAGCGAACGGGATGCCTGCTGTGTCGGCGTGGGTCCGGACCTGGACCTGGATGACGGAGAGCGCGAGGTGCGCCTCGATGAGTGTGCCTGCGTTGCGGTACTTTTCGACTGCGTCGTCGAGAGTTCCGTCGAAGGTTTTGTTCGCCCAGTACGGCAGACCGTGCACCCACATGGTGCCGTGTGCGATGTACGCGATGTCGGCGAGTGCGTCTGCGATTTCGACGCGGTCGTTCGCGGCCTCGGCTGCTCGTAGTTCGTCGTATTCCTCGAGGAGCAACCGGATGCGGAGTTCGCGGGTTTTCTGGTCGCGCCAGGTCGGCATCAACGCGACGGGGTGGCCGAAGGCGCGGTGGAACTCGGCGACGAGGAGATGTTGGTCGGCGCTCATGCTGCTGCTCTTTCTACGATCATGTCGACGACGGTGTCGATGTTGACTGGCGCGAGGTTCCAGGCGTCGAGTCCGACGTGCAGGGAGCGGGGGCCGGTCCACTGCTCGGTGCAGTGCAGATGGCCGTGTGCGAGGAAGTCGATGCCGTTGTCGTGTAGTCGCACTTCCGGGAATCGTTCGATGGCGTCGCGGTCGCCGTCCCCGAAGTATGGAAAGTGGGACAGCCAAAGTCGGTGCCCGGCCGCGCGTCGGTAGGCGAACGGTTGGATCGACGCGAACACTTCCCCGAAGATTCCTTGCCGTGTGTAGGCCTTCCGGTGAATCGGGTGCACGGAATCGTGGTTTCCGGCGACGAGATGCATGGTGAAGAACGGTGTGAACTGCTGAAGTTGATCGAGTGCTGACCGTTCGGACCCGGAGCCGCCGCTGGAGAGGTCACCGCAAATCCACAGGTGGTCGTTTCGGTTGAGGGTGTTGGCGATGTTCGACAGGATTGTTCGGTCGTGCTCGTCGATGCTGTCGAAGCCGCGGAGTTTTGCGACCTTCGGATGTGCGAGGTGCAGGTCTGCGGTGAGCCAGATGTTGCTCATCGAGCGGTGCTCCTTACCGGTAGTGAGTGTGTTGGTCAGTCCCACCAGTCGGCGGGGTCGATGTGTCCGAACCATTCAGCGGTCAGTACTCGGCGAAGGGTTCGGCGGATGCGACCCCGCCACTGGCGCAGCGTGTACCGGAGTCGGTCACGCGTCGGCATCCTCGTTGCTTTCGGGTCCGAGTGCGGTCAGCCAACCGATGAGGATGTTGAACAGTCGAGGGTTCGGCAGGACTGTCGAGACGACGAACACGATGGCGAAACCTGCAAGGATTGCGTTGCAGATCGTTGCGACGATGATGAAGAAATGGACGAGGAACCCGGTCATTCGGCTTCCGGCCTCACTCGCGCTTCGATGTTGACCTTGCGAACGAACAAAGTGAGCGTCACTTTCGCGACATCGTGTCCGGGTACTTCAACGGAGTCGACGGTGATGGACTGATCCACAGGGATCCGAAGGTGGCGGCCGTTGAGCAGGACCGTATTCGGTTTGATGATGCCGAGCGCGTTGACGGCGTCGAGTTCGTCCTGATCGCGGACATATTCGATCAGCTCGAGGTCGACGGTGCCGTATTGGGTACTCATGCTGCTTCTTTCAGTGGTCGGAGTCCGGCGAGGATCGCGTTGACTGTTTCTGCGAAACGGTCAGTGAAGGTGAAGCCACTGCCAGGGGTGATGAGGAACCCGACTAGCGCCGCGCAGATGCCGTTTCCGGCGAGCCGCGCGGCGGGAGTGTTGACGAGCTGGCCGGCGTCGACTGCATCGCAGATGCGTTCGGTGACAAGGCTGGTCCACGATTCGTAGCCGGTGTAGCTGGCGTCGATCTGTGTTTCGGTGCTCAGTTTCAGTCCGGCGCGGAGTTCCGGGTTTTTCGCGGCGGTGTCAGCGAGCTTGCTCGCGAGGGTGGTGAGCGCGTCGACTGGGTCGCCGTCGATGTCGTTGCTGATGTCTGTGGCTGCGTCGACCCACATTCCGATCAGTGCACCGGCGATCTCTTCCTTGGAAGTGAAGTGGTAGTAGATCGCGCCTTTGGTGAGGAGCCCGGACTCGCAGACATCGTTGATGGTGGTCGCGGCGTAGCCGTGGGTGTCGAAGAGGTGTGCTGCTTTGACGAGGATCTTGGTGCGGGTTCGTGTGGCGCGCTGTTGCTTACGCTTCTCGGTTACTGCGGCGGCGGTCATGGCAGTTCCGAGGTGTGAATCAGGTGCCCGAAGCTACCGAGGTGCCCGTAGACGACTTCGTTGTCGACGGGCAGGTTGGAGAATCCGACGCGAATCGCATACTTGAGCGCTGCAGGGTTACCGTCCGCAACCATCCAGGACATTCCTGCGGCGCGGTCCCACCAGTCTTCGATCCAGTACTCCCCTGCCCCGATCCCGGGGACGTCGATGGTGACGGCGGTCCCGGCTTGGGGGTGTCGGTCCGGGTGGATCGTTGATGCTGCAGTCATGATTCCGTCTTTCCGAGGTAGTAGGGGTCACCGGTGAGCGGGGTCAACCCGGCCGGGAATTCGGTTAGGTCGGCACCGCCCTCATGATGGGAGGCAAGGGCTTTCGCGCAGTCCCATTGGTTGCCGGATGCACCGCTCTCCGATGCGAGGGCGTTGGCAGCGTCTTCGTCGCCGTCGGCGAGAACCGCGGCGAGGCGGCAGATCATCAGTTCGTAGCCCCACCCGTCGAGGTCAAACCGTTCGCCGCCATTCGTGCGGAACCGTGGCAGTCGTTCACGTAGCCAGTCCGGCAACGCTGCTTCCTGTTCGGTCCACGTCTCCCGACAGGTCTCGAGAGTCCGTCGCCGTTCGTCCTGGAAACCGGCAACCATCGTGTTGTGCTCATCGGCGAGCTGTTGATCGGTCTTACGCATGAGCCAGAAGTCCCCGGTTCGGAGTCCGGTGACGGTGGAGCCGAGTACTGTCTCCAGCTCGTATGTGTGACCGACCATCGGAATTCCTACGCAGTCTGCGACTTTGAGTCCGAAGACCATGCTGTCTCCGCCGCAGCGAATCCAGCCAGACTCCGGATCAATGTCTACTGCGTCGAGGGTTACCGGTTGGAGGTCTCGGAGTTTCGCCGCCCAGTCCGCGGCAGTCGACATCGCCATCAGAACGGCCACGATGTGTTGGCGCCACGCTCGAGGAGCGGGATCATCGCGAACATCTGATCGGTTAGACCACCGAAGGTGTACCGGTGGGCGTTCCCGGACGGGCCGTGGCCGTGCTGATAGCCGCCGAGATTCCAGGTATAGACCGGAACACCCGCCGGAACATAGTCGTCGATGCGGCCGTAGCGACTGCGCTGGGTCTGCTCATCGGTGACGATCACGATGCGGTCGTGGCCCTTGAATCGGTGAACGACTGCGGCGGCCGTGTCGGTGCCGTCTTCAACGTGAAACTTCGTCATCGTGCGCAGGACAGCTTCACCCTGGGTGAATGGCACCGAGTAGCTATTGGTGCCATAGCCGACGAGATCCGCAGATTCCGCGCGTAGCGCAAGCGCGGACCCGAAGAGTGCGGCCTGCTCGGCGAGCGTGATGTCACTGCTGTTTCGGGTCGAGAAATAGTAGCCGGGGAACATCGACGGCGACTGGTCGACCAGTATCAATGTGCGGCCGGGCATCGGGGGAACATTTGCGAGCGACATCCCGAGCGCCTTCTCGAGCGCGTATGCCCAGCGCAGCGAGTTCGTGTGCTTGTACGCCGAGTAAAACCGAAATGGGAACTGTCGCGAGCGCGCTACCTGCTCGGGATCTACGAGCCGCTTACATACCCGCTCTGCGACTTCATCGGAGACCCCGGCCTGGTCGAAGTTGCGGAGGTTCCGCAGCAGCGCCATGTACCCCATCGACGGGATGATCGCTTCCCACATCGCGGCCGTCCACGGTCCGTTGATCAGGGACGGGATCTGCTCCCATGTCATTCCTGCAGCGGCGAGCGCAGTGGACGCGTTGTCGGTGATGTCGTTCGGGGTGAAGAGGAGGTCGACGGCCTGCTGTGGAGTCAGTGCCTTCATGGCTGCGTTTTCTCGCAGCATGAGTAGCGACTCGGGGATCGTGAGGTCTTCGACGCCGAGTCGGGCGCCGACGAGGTGGGTGAAGAGGTCGCTCTGCCATTCGGCTTTGGGGGCGGCGTGAGTCAGACGGATGACGTCGGCGAAGCGGACACTGTGAGATGCGGTGTCGTATTTGATGGCAGACCGCTCGGTGTAGAGGCGCGTGGCGGCGTCGCCGACACCGCGCTTGACCGGCTGCGGGAGGTTGCGGCCATAGTTCGTGTGCCAGTATGCGAGGAATTCGCCTGGTTCGTCCGCGCGCTGCAGCACGGAATTGATGATCTGCCTGTTGCCACCGGCCAGGCCGGCTGCGAGGCGGGCGTGGACGACTTCTGCCGCGAGGACGAGGGAGGCTGAACGCATGTTCGCGGAGTTGCGGAGCCATCCGGCGAAGCGTGTGAGCCAGAGGTCGGGGTCCGGTTGCGCGGCGAGTGTGCGGATCAGTTCGCCGAAGCGGTTATCGCGTAAGGCGGCGGATTCGTAGAACGTCTTCTCACCGACCATGTTGGTCACTGCGAGGAGGAACAGTTCGGACTGGGTGTCACGCGCGTATCCGGCTGCGCCTTCGTGGGTCCGCCCGGATGGGTGGCGGTCGGTGGTGATCGGATGTCGTCCGGTTGCTCGTGTTCCGGGGGTGTTGAACTTGGTCATGGTGTTCTCCGTGTTCAATTCGGAGGGAGCCACCACGAGAGTTGATGCCGAGTAATGAGGTTGGGGTGCCGCTGAGGGGGTCCGTTACTCTGCCAGTTGAGCTACAGCAGCCGGGGCTGCTGACGGGATTTGAACCCGCAACACACGAAGTAGCGGTACTCCTTCGCACCGGCATCAACTCTGTGAAGTTGTGGCTCCCGAGGATGAGGTGGGACGCGGGACGCACTAGGCCGCTTGTGTGTACCAGTCGAATCATGTTCGGCTGGGAGGGATTTGAACCCCCGTCTTCTCATGGAAGAAGTATCCGCATCCCTTCGCACCGGGAGGTGTGAAGTGTGCGGCTCCCGAGGAAATGGGCTCGGTGTCGGCAAATTTCACCCAAAGAAGTAGCCGGACCGATTCGCACCGGGAGCGCGAAAGTTGTTGTGAGTTCCGAGTAATGGTTGCGGTGAGGGTGACGTAGGCGCTCTAGCCAACTGAGCTACACCGGATGCAGATCCGGTGACGGGATTCGAACCCGTGACATCCCCATTGCGATTGGAAGTAACCCTCGGTGCTTCGCACCGGAACTCTATTGAGTTGTAAGAAAAGTTGTGACACCGAGTAAAAATGCCGGGCGACAGTGTATTTCGAAGAGGAAGTAACTGCCTGTGGGCTTCGCACCGGTGTGGTGACGTGATCGAGACTAACTGATGAATGTCTCGATGTCTAGCATCGCGTTAGACACCCAGCACTTAGCGGATGATTGTGGCTACACCGGGGTCGATTCCGTCCAGCGGGTCGCAACCCAACGTGCGGGCAAGCCACATCAGGCGGTCCAACCCCCACTCGTGCCCGCAAGCGACGCATGAAGCACCCGAACGCGATACCTGCAGGACCGGTACCCGAACGTGCTCACCGTCCGAATCGGTCCTCGTGACATGCGTTTCACCGCAGGCCGGGCACGCCGCGGCCAACGTGAAGCGGTTGCGCCCCGCGATCAGTTCTTCCGCACTCTCGACCCATGTGCGGATCTCCATCGCCGCAGCCTGCAACCACACCGCATCCTGCGGGCGCCATGACCAGTCCGCCAGATAGGCGAGCCGCGTCGCGGTGCCGCCGTCCGAGCCTGGCGCCCACGCTGTGACAGTGTTGTCCACCAGGACAATCCAGTCCAAGCCGTCGACCCAGACTGGCGGGAGTGAGCGGGCCACTCCCCCGTGAGCTGTGCCCTGCTGTCCTGCAAGGTTTTCGGTCATTTCTGCGTACAGGGAACCTGATGTGCAGACGATCCGGTTTCCGTTGTCGTCGTTTTTGATGTCGATGCGGGGTCCGGTGAGTAGTTGCACTGCGTCGTCGAATGCGCGCCTGGCGGCGTGCAGGCTTTCGTCGTCAGTGCGGTGGTTCGGTGTGGTCGCCATGGTCAAGAGAGCTCCCTTGGTCGTGCGGTTGCTGCGCGGCAGTGATGTGTTTCAGGAGGGCAAGGGTCGCTCCGATGTTCAGGTCGGGGCATTGTCGGTTCTGGTGTGCGGGTCGGACGCAGACGAGAACTTCACCGCGGGGACTTCGGACGCATTCGTCGGGGTGCAGGATGAGCGGTCGAGTCGCGGTGGCGGTGGTGATCAGGCCACCGACGCCGTAGGGCTGTTCAGTCATGGTGGGTGTGCGAGGTGTCAGACGCGTGGTGGCCAGTTCCAGTGTCCTGGTTTGGGTTCGGGCGAGAACGGGACCGAGGGGTTGAAGAACTGTCCGGTGGGGTTGAAGATGACGAGGGAGAGGGTGCCGTCGTAGTCGTCGGGTACCGCGGTGACGATCGCGGCGCGGGGTTCGGGGAGGTACTCGCCGTTCGGGGTGCCGTACGAATGGTAGTGGACGCTTCGTCCGACGGTAGGTAGCTGCTCGGTCATTTCAGTTCTCCTCGATGTAGGGTGCGAGCACGTTGACGATGGCGCCGAACAGATGATCCTTTGCCTTCTGGCCTTCGGGCAGTTCCGAGTACTGGACGAGGCATGGATGTGTCTTCGCCTCCGCGTCCTTGACTGGCCCGAAGTTCCACCCGTCCTTAACTTTCGATTCGCACCAGGACAGGTGCAATCCTTCCGCTGTGGCCCCTGCGAGCGCCTTCTGCACACCTTCGACTGCACTGTCACGCTGCCAGGTGGGTGCTGCGTCCCAATGCGGCGACGGATTGGGATCACCCGCTACTAGTTGGACAGCGCGGTTCGCTTCGTGTGCGATGCGGGCGACGTCTTCGATTCGGAAGGTCATGTGTTCACCGTTTCTGTGAGGAGTTGCGCGAGTCGTTCGGTGTACGTCGGTCCCCCGACGTACATCTGGGTTTTGTCGTAGGCGGTGTGCTGTCCACCGGCAGGGTTGAGGATCGAGACGGGCAGATACCCGGCGAGTTCGAGGCCAGCACGGCGGACGCGGTCACGCTGATACGGTGCATCCCACCAGCGCTTGGCAAGCCAGAGGTTTTGCCATGAACGCTCTTTCAGCAACCGTTGAATGTCGAACGCCCATGCCGAGAAGTCCGGCCCCATCATGCGGGTGAGGTCGGCGACGTCGCGTATGAGCGAGTCCGGGTCCGCGTTGGTGATCATGTCGTCGGGGTTCGCGAAGTCGTACACCTTCTGTGCCACTGCGCCGTAGGAGCCGTGCTGTCCGGCGACGCCCCATCCGGTGAACTCTCCCGTCTCGTGGCGCATGGGGTTCGCGACGAGGCCAGCTGCGAGCAGTCTGTCGCGGCCGTCGAGGGCGCCGCTGCCGAGTTCCTGGGCTACTCGGCCGGCGATGTCCGCGCCTTGGCTGTATCCGATGATTGCGAATGGCTCTGTGGTGGCGAGGATTCGTTCTCGGAGTTGCGCTTTGGCGTGGTGGACGGAGTTTGCGTAGGAGAATCCGATGCCGTAGGCCGCGGGGTAGTCGATCCATTGGGTCGTGAATCGGGTGCCGACGCGGCGTGTGGTGTCGGATAAGAGTCCGTGAGGTAGTCGTGCGGTGGGTTTTTCGCCGGTGCCGCCGACTACGTAGAGGGTCGCAGTCATCGACCGGACTTCTTGAAGAACTGGTCGCCGATGATGCTGCCGACACGTTCGATGGTGTCACTGACCAGGTCGTTGACGCCAGTGCTGACGTTGATGGTGTTGTCGACCTTTGGTGGCGATTGGAGTGTGTCTGCGATCCGTTCGAGCTGGTCGGCGATCTTCTGCATTACTTCGAGGTTCGCGTTGACCATCTGTTCGTAGTTCATCGGTCGTCTCCGATCAGATATTGGATTTGGAGGGCTGGGGTCGAGTCCGGGTCGATCGACAGTGCAGCGATGTCTGTTTCTCCTCCGAGGGCTTTCACGATGGCGTCGAGAATGGTGATGGTGTGGTCGGCGGGGAGGATCGCGCGCATTCCGGCAGGAAGTGTGACGGCGTCTTGGATGATGCGGCCACGCCAGTAGTTGGTGGTGATCGCTGCGATTTTGTTTCGGCGTTCCGGTGAGTCGTTCATGCGCTTCGGCTCTCGTGGGTGGTGTCCTGCCGGTAGGTCACGTGCACGCCGGTCGGTTCGTCTGAACTGGCAAGTCGTTTGGTGACTTTGAGGTCGGTGACTTGGTTGTCGTCCTTGTAGATCACGCCGGAGAGGGAGTCGAGGACGGCGCGTGTCAGCTTGTCGATGTCGGGGCGTTTGACGGCGGGGAGAAGTTTCCCGATGGCGTACTTGGGGCGGGGCATTACGAACTCGAGGTGGATGGCCGCGGCTTGTGTGGGGAATAGCGCTGCGTCGCGTGTGACGTTGACGGCTGCGGTTTCGCGGACGGTGCGGCGCCATTTCGGGAGCGCTTTGGACGATTCGGCGAGTACTGGTTTGCCGCCACGGAAGCCTTTGAAGGACTTCGACCCTTGGGGTGCGGGGATTCCGGGGACGAAGAACGTGGCCATGCCTCGCGACCTTTCATGCGTGGGCGGTGGGCTACCCCCCACCTGCGCTATCTAGTATCGCGCTCGATAGTAGATAGCTAGGGTTGAGGATAGCGCACCGATTCGCGGCTGCGAGGCTACTGCCGCCTCCGTCTTCTCTCTCGTGCGTCCCGTTCCCGTCCTATTCGTCGGAAGCGGTCGGCGTTGGCTGCATACTCTTCCGCGAGACGTACGGCGCGGGCTTCGGCCTCAGTCGAGGACCGGACGGCACTCATGTAAGCCTTCGCGAGTGCGCTCGAGGCGTTGTCGCGTTCTCGTGGCCGTTCTTCCCAGATCGTCCAGCCGATCCCGTCGACAATTCCGCCTGCGATTGCGACGACCTTGTATCCCTCGGCCGGCGTAGGGCGCCGCCCAGTGGGGAGGTACCAGCGGCGGGGCCCGCCCGGGTGTGCGGTGTAGGCGCGCGGTGAAATACGTGCGGCGTTCGAGAGTGTATCGTCGACGGTCGGCATCAATTCGGTTGCCGTCGGAAGCGCATCTGTGCGAACCGGTTCAACCCTCCCCCACGCCGCGATCGTGACGAAGTCACCGTCGGGGTCGCTTCCCCTGTCCGGTGCCGATTCCAGAGCTGGTTCCCCATCTTCGCCCTTCTCCGGTTCGAGCAACTCCCGGCGCAGGTAGGTCAGATTGCACAGCAATTGTTCGGGTGCGGACAGCTCGCGATTGACGCGCTCGATCAGGCCCGGCGTGGGGTTCTCCGCGTCGAAGAGAGCTTGGACGAGCGCGGTGCGGGCTTCGGTTTTCGCGTCCGACATCGAGTCGCCAACCAGGTACTGGGAGTGCTCGCGGTCGGCTCGGGCGGACAGTTCTGCACGCCGATCGGATTCCAGTCGACGCGCCTCGTGGGCTCGCCGGTGGGTGAGCATGCGCGAGTGGGTGATGTTGCCGGCGGAGACTGCGAGCAGAATCGCTGGCAGTAGCGCGTTTCCCGCGACGATGAGTATGACTGCCAGGGTCGACAGTGCGATGCTCAGGCCGAGTGCGTAGCGGTTCACGGGGAGTGTTCCTTTCCGCATTCGGTGCAGGTCAACGGCAGGAGGTAGCCGGTGACCTCCCTACCGGCGAGGACGATGGAAGCGTTGAACCATTCGCTGCCGCAATCGCACTGGTAGTTCGCGGGCGTGAGGCGTTGGCCGGTGAACTGGATGACGTTGCTGTAGTCGTTTGGGATGTCATCGGCCATGGCGTACCCGCCGGTTGTGTCGGCGTGTGATCGGCGCTGCCCACATCGGTGGTGTGGGCGATGGACGTGGAAGTGCTCGCTCTTGCGGTGTTCGGGGATCTGGTTCCGGTTCCGGCGCGAATGTCGTCGGTATTTGCTGAAACAGGCCGACGCTGCGTTCGACGTCGAGCCCCCACGCCGCCCGGATTGCCCGCGCTATGGCTTCCTGCAAGGAGAACGGAAGGTCGGACAGGTCGGGTATAGCGATTGCATGAACATTCGCACGATAGGGCATTCGGGTCGGTCCAATGAAACTCGAACCAGGGCAAAGGACTTCGCTGTCATCGTCTGCGTAGCGATAGTCCTCGTCGTAGGCGACCTGCGCGGCCATCCTTTCCATGCGCGCTGTGATTTTGAGTCCATGCCATTCTCGGCCGCAGTGCCAGCACCGTTCTTGGTTGACGTTGTGGTCGTATCCGGACCTGCTGTCGTAGGCGCTGAGTTGCTCGTCGACGAGTGCATCGATTTCGTCGATGATGTCGCTCATTTCGAGTCCCACCATCCTCGGTAGGTCGATACGAGCCACGAGTCGATCTGTGCGCGGTCTGGCTGCTTCGGATAGTCGGCGGTTCGCGATAGTTGCATCAACTGCGATTCGAGTTCCGCTGCCCGGTCGAGCGCTTCGAACTGGGTGTGTTCACCGTTACGGAGTTCGGTCAACCATGCGCGGTCGCCGGCGGGCATCGGTAGCGTGATTTTGCCTTCGGTCAACAGTTGCACGCCCTGAATGCCAAGCCTGACCATGTGATACGCGAATTTGGTGTCGAATCCGTGGACCGCGAGGAGTTCGGGTCGGTTCGTGTGCTTCTTACCTCGGAGGCCGAGCATCTGTTCGCGTTGCGACTTCAGATATCCGGCGAATCGGAAGGCTGATTGCCGTGAGACGAACCGTTCGGGGTGCGCCTGCAGGTCCTCGCCCACGTAGGTGTTGAGGACGAGTTCGTGCGGTGGGATGAACATGAGCAGTAGTACGGTCGGATTTCCCGCCTCGGCTAGTCGTGCCCACTTGCGAAGTGAGTACACGACCATGTCGAGATCGCCGGCACCTGATCGGACGCCCTCGGGCTGGGTGCGGTACTGGTATTGCTCGAATTTGCTGACGCCGATGACGAACTCGGGTGGTTCGATGCAAACACCCATCTCGTCTCTGTCGTCGTTGCCGGTTGTGACGCCGTGGAGTCCTGATCCGACTTGGCCGCGCAGGACGGTGTTGGCGTCGGCGATCGCCTTGAATTTCAGTTCACTGTGCGCGATTTCAGCCATGTCAGACGCCACCAATCTGTCGGATGGCGTCGTAGCAGGCTTTGAGGTGCCTGGCGTCGGCGAGCGCGTTATGCGCTCCGCTTTCCTGCACCGGCAACGTCAACGACTGGGTAGAACGTGCGACGACGTGACCGACGAGCTGCTGCAGATCGTTCGTGAACATCGGAATTCCGTGCGGGAGAGCGATCATCGGGCCGAAAAGCTGTGCCAGCGCGACGTGGTCGTATGCGGCGTAGTCTGCCCAGAGTTCGACGTCGGCACGTATCTCGTTCCCTGCGGGTTGGAGGATGAAGTCTCGCACTTCGTCAGCGATGACCGTCTTGTGTTTGACTTCAGGTGCTTCGGTGTCGATCGCTCCGAGTCGGTAGTACAGGTCCGTTGCCAGTGGCGCTTGCGCTGGTGGCCTGAATTGCCTGGCACCCAGGATCAGTTCCTCGTGCTGTGTCAGGGCACGGGTAGGGAGCGACGGCCACACGTTGTCCCGAAGCCACGTCGACTGCAGTATCCGATCCTGCGATACGTCTTGATTGACCGCGTAGTACTCGCGGCCGTCGTCGGCGACGATTCCGATCGAGATTAGCTCGATGATATGGCCGTCGTCGATGAATTCGGTGTCGTAGAAGTAGCGGGTCATTCGTCGTCCGATCCGGCCAGGTCGCCCCAGTATTCATCGGATTCGATGAGTAATCCGCGGTTGACGTGAGGCATGATGCTCGTCGAGAAATGCCCGTAGTGGCCGAGATGTTCGGCTCGATCAGTCATCGGCATGCTGTGAACGCACAGCACGAAATCCCCCGCCCGATAGTCTTCGCCGAGCACCGACATCGCGAGGTTCGACACGGCCTGCTCGACGGCACGCCATTCTTCACTGTCCCGGTACGTTGCCATCGGTTTCCTTCTCTCTCATCGCTGCCCGGTATCCGGTGTCGTAGCCGTCGTTGAAGATGTGCGCCCGCACTTCGTCGATGTCGCGTTGCATTGCCGGATCGAGCGGCGGGATTTTGGTGGCCATCACTCGCTCTTGCTCGGAGTGAGGGTGGAGCCTGCCGGGGCGGTGACCTCGAGGAGCGTCGAGTAGTGCTCTCCCCTGTCGTGTCGCTGGCTGATCGAGGTCGGCCATTTCGGGAGCGGTGTTTCTTCGTCGACCTGTCCGACCGCGAAGTTCCAGCAGCCGTTGTCGGCGTACCAGCCGGAGATGAGCATCTTCTGTTTGCCGTCAGGTGCGGTGAGGGTCGCAGTCCACATCGAGTTGTACTGGCTGAACTCCTCGCGTACGGCGCCGTCGACTTCGATGCAGTCGTCGGATTCACCCCAGAACAGGAATGTCGCAGTGGGCTTTTCGGACGCCGGTCGTACGTGGATGATGTCCGGTCGATCGGTTCGGGCGGTCAGTCCGACTGCTTCGTCGAACTTGACCCGGAATTCGTCTTCGGGTTCGTCGCCGCGGAAAGGGATCGAGTTGTGGTGCGAATGCACCGACGCATACGCGGCCATTGTCTGCAGGTAGGTGAGCAGGTATGCGGCGTCGTCGGTTCGGCCGTCGAGTCGGAGTTCCCGGACTCGTTGGAAGGCGAAGTCGATGCCGTTGGTGTGGGTGACGATCTTCATTGGTTGTCTCCGGGGAGGATTCCCAGCATGGCGAGCATGGTGGTGGCGTCGTCTGCGTGATCGGCTGCGGCGCAGACCGCGAGCCGCGCTTTGTGGATGGTCTCGTCTGACAGCGGTTGGGCGAGGAGGAATCCGTCGCCCAACCGTGTCTCTTCGGGATGGCTCATGGCCTACTTCGGTAGGTCTTCGATGCGGGTGTTGCCGAGGGGTTGGACGTCCTGTCGTGCGAGCGGTGCGTCGTAGAGGAGAACGTTGATGCCCAGGCCTGCGGTGTATTCGATGTATGCGCCGCTGGTGGCGTCCTTGCCGTAGTAGGCGTTGCAGCCGCCGCTGCCCGATGACCAGGTGCCGTCCATGCTGGGTCGGGGTACGACGACCTTGCCGTTTTCGCTGCTGTTGATTTCGTACGTCGGAACGAGGCTCGTGCAGTAGTTGACGGGCAGTCCTTCGAGTACGTAGTAGCCGAGCAGCTTCCCGTCGGCGGACTGCAGGTAGACGTAGGACAGTTTGCCGGGGTTCTTTCCCCAGGTGTCGATCCAGAAGTTCTTCGTCGCGCGGGTCGGCGAGAAGTCCATGCTGTGTGCGGGCTGGTTCGCGACGAGCTTGTCGTAGGTGTTGTCGACGGTGGCGCGTTCGGAGTTGCGGGAGTCCGGTTCGTTCGGTCCGCATCCGGCGAGGAGTGCGATGGAGGTGATGCCGGCGGCGCACGTGGCGGCGAGTCGAGTCATTTTGCGCATGCTGTGTGGTCCTGTGTCGGGTCGATGGCGTACGGGAGGCTGCTGGCGAGGAAGTTCGCGAGTGTGTCGGTCTTGGCGGCGTCGGCGTTGTAGCGGGCGATGTCGGCGGCGCGTCCGGCGCGAACGGCGGTGAGGGTGGAGTTGATCTGTGCGACGCGTTCAGGGGTCGCGTCTTTCGCTTCGGTGGTCAGGAACGCGATAGTCGCTTCCTTGCTTTGGATTTCGGCGCACCGGTTGAAGAACTGGTCGTACGCGGCGATGCGGTATGCACCGTTGGCGTGGACTTGTTCGGTAGCGGCGACTCCGCCTCGGAAGTCGGCGGTTTCTTTCTTGAAGAGTCCGATGCCGAGTGTCGCCATGCCCCCGACGACGAGGACGACGACGAACAGGAGTACTCCGGAGAAGATGAAGGCGCGGTAGTCGCGCCAGTCGTTGTGGTTCATCGGCGGTTCTTCCTCCGGGAGCTGCGGGCGGCACGGTTCTTGGCGCGGCGTTCGGCTTTCGTTGCGGCGTCGAGGCTTCCGCTGTAGACGTGCTTACGGGGGTCCTGCAGGCCGCGGAGGATCTGGTTGCTCATGCTCAGCCGACGCCGCTCAGGTGCGGGTGTTTCGTCCATGGGTTCTCGGTTTCTGTGTGGCCCGGGCCGGGGCGAGGTGTCTTCCTCACCCGCCCCGGCCGGGCGTCATGGGGTGGAGCGGATCAGATCGCGGTGATCGACTGCGGCGCTTTGCCTTGCAGCAGCAGGTGCCCTTCGCCGAGGTCGGTGCCGATCTGGCTCAGGACGGTGGCGAAGGCGGCTCGCACGACTTCGTCGGGGTTGTCGAGTCGGTACCCGAGGCCGAGTCCGTCCTTGTCTGCGTTGTAGCGGAGGTCGGCGCCCAACTTGAATGCGGTGCCGCCGAGGAACACTGGGAGGTTCAGCTCGAAGCGTTCGGGGATCTCGATGTTCCCCTTCACTCCGGCACCGGCTTTGGTCTCTTCGTGGTAGGTGAATTGGACGTCTCCGGACTGCAGGCGGACTCCCGATTCGTAGGAGACGTTGCGCTTGGCTTTGAAGGTCTGTGCGATCTCCATGAGCGTTGCGGCGTCCGGGGACAGGATCGAGCGGCGTCCGTCGGAGAGGTGCTGCGCGAAGGTCGACTGCGTGACGAGTTTGTTGTCGAGGGACTTCCAGAGCAGCCATTCGGGGCTTCGCTGCATGGCGAGGCTGACGCGGTGGTCCTTCCAGTCGTCGAAGTTGAGGATTGCGGTGACGTTGAACTGGTCGACGTCGGCGAAGATGACGGTCTGTTCGGGTGTGGACCAGCGTCGGGTCTGCGCTGCGACCAGTTGGATGAACGATTCGGTGTCGGTGACCGTCGTAGTTCCTCGTTGACGGCGCGGCGCCGGGAGGTACTGCTCGAACGAGCTGGTGACCACCTTTTCGCTGCCGTAGCCTTCGGCGATCGTGAAGGTGTGGATGTCGATCGGGTCCGGGGTGACGGCGTGGCCTCGGTCGACGGACTGCTTGGCCAGGTTGGCGACTACTTCGTTTTCTCTAGTGTCGCGATCTGCATTAGACATCTTGGTCAGGCTTCTTTCTTCTCGGTCGGGTCGGGTACTGCGGCCATTCGGTTCTCGTTCGCTTCCCACATCGCCAGCTGGTGCGGGTCCTGGCGGGTCGGGTTGCCTTCCTTGTCGACGAAGAACAGCGTTTCGGCGCGCTCGGCCTGCGGGAGCTTCGCGGTGACGTTCGTCGAGAACCGAAGCATGTCGGTCTTGTTGTCCGGTGTGATCTTGATCGAGAGGTTCAGTGCGCCACCCTTGCCGGTGCTGCGCGCCGCTGCGATCAGTTCGTGGAGGCGGTCGGTGAGCTCGTTGTGCACTCTGCCTTTGTCGAGCTCTTGCAGTGTGGCTGCGAATGCGCGTGCAACCTGCTCGTCGGTGGTGTCACTCATCGGTGGTGCTCTTTCCTGTCGGCGATGTATGCCCGCGCGGCTGCGAGGGCGTCGGCCTTGCTGTCTGCGATGAAGATGTCGTTGGCGGTGGCCCGGTCCAATTTGAGGAGTTGGCGGGCCAGGTCGTAGATCCCGATGTCTTCGTCGTGGTACGTGGCCCATGTTTTGAAACCGGTCCCGTTGATGGCGGCGCCGGCAAAAATGCAGAGCCATCCGGCGATGCCGCCGACTGTTCCGTCGTGCCAGTGGTATTCGGTGTGCTTGTCGGGGTTCTCTTCCAGGTAGAGAACTGTCGCTTCGAGTAGTTGCAGGGGGTTGCGCAACGGTCGGGCCTTTCGGGGATGTGCCGGTTGGCGGCTAGAACGGTGGTTCGTCGCTGCTCGCGCCGCTGTACCCGTTGCTGGTGCCGCCGCCGTAGGTACCCTGCCCTCCCCCGTCGTTTTTGGCGGTGCGAGTTGCTTTGGCGGTGGCGTTCTTGAGATTCGGGCCGATCGCGTAGATGGCGAGTGTGACCGAGAAGCCTTGGCCGGTGCCGTCACGTTTGTCGTAGGTGTCGGTGTCGAGTTCGCCGGAGACGATCACTTCGTCGCCTTTGCTCAGCGATTCGGCGATGTTCTCGGCGAACTGTTCCCAGGCAGTGCCTTTGACGAACAGCGTCGGTCCGTCTTTCCATTCCTGGGTGGCTCGGTCCTTGATTCTCTTGTTGAACGCGAGGTCGAGGTTGACGACGGCTTTGCCGCCGCCGGTGAATCGGATCTCGGGATCACGTGTGAGGCGGGCGGTTTCGCCTCGGATGACGGGTAGTGCCATGGTCAGTCTGCTTTCTTCTTGTTGTGCCATTCGGTGACGTGCCGGGCGACGAGTTTCAGTGTCGGGTCGCGCACCCAGCGTTTGGCTTCGTCGAGGGTGCACGGGACGATGAGGCCGTCGGGCCAGCGGAGTCCGTATTCGATGGTCGGTTCTGGCGCTGATTGGCCGAGTGGTGCTGTCGCGATGGTCTTTTCGAGTTGGTCGGCGAAGTTCGCGTACTGCGTCGCTTCGCGGGTTCGGCCGCGGTGGTAGAGCTTGCGGGCGGTGACCTTCCAGTGCTCTGCGAGTGCCTGGAACTCGGCCAGAGCGTCGCGGGCGGGCATGCTCAGCTCATTCCTCTCGTTGGTTTGCCGTCGATGCCGGTCAGCGGACCGGTTCGAGGTGTTTGGTTTCCAGGGCCGCGACGACGGCGGGGATCAGGTTGGTTGCGGCCGATTTCAGGTCGGCGGGCAGGTCTGGCCAGTCCGGGTCGCCGGGTTCGCGGTCGAGGTCGTAGGCCTGCCGGATCAGGTGTTCGGCGTGTTCCTCGAGGGTCATCGGACCCACCCTCGCTGGTTGGCGAGGACGTCGGCGATGGCGCGGGCTTCGTCGGGGGTGAGTCGTGTGCCGGTGGCGAAGCGGGCGCAGACGCGCAGGTCGTAGGCCAGGTCCGTGATCATTTCCTCGTGCTGGGCGGCGGTGGGGCCGCAGACGTGGACGGCGTTCGGGGTGCGGCTGGTTGTGTCGGTCATCGGGGCACGCTCGCGGTGAGTGCGATGAGGAGGCCGAAGATGCCGGCAATGCCGACTGCGAGGGCGGCTGTGAGCGGGAGTGCGCTGCCGAGTTCCATGAGTGATGCGGCGGTGAGTGCGGCGCCGATGGTCGCGATGGCGGTCGCGGCTGTGAGTTTGGCGTTCATGCGCTGGCCTGTTCTGTGGTGGCTTCCCAGAGGATGTAGCCGAGGGTGGATTTTCCTGCCCTGCGGATGCGCCCCTGTTTGTGTGCGAGCCGGACTAGTGAGTTGGTGGCGTATTTGCTGTCGCCTTCGGGGAGCGATTCACAGGTGAACGGCTGCCGTGTGGCGATGAGTCGGTCGATGGTGCGTTGTACGTGGAGGTTCCGGCCGAGAAGCGGTGGTTGGTAGTTGGCTGTCCGGAGGTGTTTGCGAAGGGTCTCCCGGTCGAGTCCGAGCCGTTCGGCGATGACGTCTTCGGGGTGGCCTGTGGTGTGGAGCCAGTGGTAGTTGTCGGCCACGATGTGGGGGTCGTGGCCGACGGTGCGTGGTGGGGCTTTGGGTGCGGGTACGAGGTCGTCGAAGCTGATGTCGGCTTCTACCTCGAAGGTGGTGCTCATAGCTGGACGAGGGCTGCGTCGCGTTCGTCTTCGGCGCGGTCGATGTATTCGCGGAAGAGGTGCAGCGCTGCCTCGTTGTCGGTGAGGAAGAACAGTCGGTCGGCTTCCCAGGCGGTGAGTCCGAGTAGCTTGCGGGCTGTGTAGGCGAGCGCACCGGTGACACCGAAAGCAGGGGTGATTTCGTATCCGGCGAGGTGGCAGGCGGTTCCGGCGATGCATCGGACGGTGCCGCATGGCGTGGTCTTCGTCCACTGCCCTTGGTTGTGTTCGTCGGGGTGATCGATGAGGTACTGGTAGACCTCTTCGGCGAATTCGATGTTGAGGGTGCAGGTTTCGGGACTCATGACAGGTGCCCGTTGATCCAGAGGTGCCAGCGGCAGATTTCGATGGACAGTCCGGCTCCCCGGTTGAACTCGGGGTCGTCGGTGATTGCCTGGATGCGCTCGGGCAGTTCGTCGAGAGTGCCGCTGTCGTCGCGATCGGTGTGGTCGGTGCCGGTGTGCCAATCGGCGATCCATGCGTGTGGCTCGGTGAGGTTGAGCCAGGACGTGTCGGCGGTGATGGTGATGGCGACGTCGCGTTGGTTGGTGTCGATGCCGAGTTCGGTGAGCGCGGCTCGTTCGTTGTCGGTGAGGTGGACGTTGCGGACGAGTGCGGTGGTCACAGTTTCAGCTCCTTGCCTGCGGCGATCATGCTGCGCCGTGCTTCGGCGTGGATCATGGCGCGCTGGTCGGCTTTGAACGACTGCAACGGCGTTTCGCGGTGGATGCGGTTCGCGAGGGTTTCGACAGCGATGGGTTCGCGGTTGTCGGTGGGCCGGAATGTGTGCCGGGCTCTGCGGTTTTTGGGGGTGTTCATTGTGGGTGTCCTCTCGGATTGTTCGCCCTGCCAGGGGCATTGCCATTCTATCCGGTTTCTGTGTGTTGTGTTGGATAGTAGACGACCGGATGTCGCGATGGATAGTAGACACCTGATTCAGGCGTCTACCGGGTCGTTCTCGTACCATTCGGGTCGACGCGGGGTGTTGCCGAACGGGTTGTCGGCGGCGTTCCAGAACGGGTTGTGAGTGTCCGGATAGTCGCCGTAGTGGGCGCGTTCGATTTCGGCGCGGGCAACGGCGTCGAGTTGGGCCTCGTACCTCGGGCCTTCGTCGGCGCGGAGATTGTCGAGTTGGGCTCGCGCGTCGGCGAGGTCTCGGATCGCTTGGTAGGCCTGGATCGCGTGGGCGTGTCGGCTTTCGGGGTGTTGTTTGATTGTCATTGGTTCACCTCCTTTGTGTTGTGGGGCAGCTGGTTTCATGCACTGAGGTAACACTATGGGGGCATAGTGTGTCAAGTCCTCAGGGCTAATTCTGGCTATTTGGTCATAGTGCCCCCTATTTGCCCTTAAGGGGCCAGAAAGTGCCATCCTGCCCCCTTGGGTACCCCAAGGGGCAATTGAGCCCCCAGGGGCCACCAGGGGGCCACCAGTGCAGTGCCCATACTGACCACCACTCAGGGGGTAGCCACTCCCCTAGCTCCCACCTGGGGGCATGACAAACCACCCTTGACCTGGGATCTAACCCAAGTGTTGACAGACTATGCACCCATAGTGCAAACTATGGTCATGCCAGTGAGTGACAGTCACTGACAAGGCCACTGGAAGCCGGCAACGAAAGCCCGCCGGCAAGGCCGTAAGTCCCCCCAGTCTCAGCTGGGGTGCGGACACCGAATCTGGTCGGGTGAAATCCGCTCCCCCATGATCCTTGAGAACTCCACAGTGTGAGCACATTCGTGCACCCCATAGGACCACCCTCCACTCACGGAAGGTCACCCCTATGCGAACAACCGCAACCCTGGCAGAAAAAGCCCGTGAGCGCAACGCTCATCTCACCCCAGAACAGTTGCTTCACAACAAGATCCAGCGCGGCAAAATCCGGGTACACAGCACCCTCCGGGAACGACAGTTCCGGGACGGACTGGCCCTGCCGTCGGCATATCAGCAGCTCCTCGCACAACACGAACCGGCACTTCTCGGACAGTACGTCGCGAGAATGCGGGAGTGGGGCGTCAAGCCCTAGCCCCGCCCATCACCGGCGGTGGCCCCATAGGGTGCACGAAAAGCAGACATGAGCAGCCTTTAAGGGTTGTCGGCACGTCACCCCCACACAGGAGGAAACATGCCCACATCTCAGATCGCGAATCTCTTTGGCGCAGTTGCGGTACTCATGCTCATCACCGAACCGGACACCGCATTCGACATCGTGCCCGCTCGGTGCGACGAGCATGAGCAGTTCTACCTCGTTCAGATCCTCCAGGGCCACACGCCGCGATGGAAGGACCTTCCGTCCGGCATGTTCCCCGGGCAGCACCACCAGCACGTGAAGGCACGCAACCGCGCATGCGAACGTGCCAGCGTCGAGTACGTCCACGACGGCGACTGGCAAGTCGTCGAGGCGTTCGCAGCGTTCCACTACTGATCCACCCGCTCGACACCCAACCTCTCCGGCCGGCAGCCCTTGATGGTTGCTCATGTCCCGTGTTGTGAACGGCTTTTTGGGCTCGTCGTCATCCCCTTAGGAGAACGATATGTCCGACTTCCGTGAAGATTTCGCTGCACTGTCCCACGTCCGGGCCCTCGAGGATCAGCTCCGTAAGCTGGTCACCGATCCCGTCTTGTGCGTACATTCCGCGTTGCTGCTCGATGCATGTGAGTCGCTCGACAGTCTCGCTCAGAACTTGATCGACAGTTCCGACTCTCTCAAGCGCGCCCGTCTGTTCGTGGGCGCCTGACTCCCCCTGTTTCGTCGTCCGGCGAGCCCTGATGGCTGTTCACAAGCCCCTACCGTCCGAACTTCGGGTGGTAGGTCATCCCCCGAGTGGAGAGGAAACCCGATCATGGGTGTTCAGGCAGTACGGATTGACACTGACGGCGCAGCGACGCTGGTAGACCTCGGCGACGACACGTTGAAGGGGTTCTATCGCGAGATCGATTGCAGGTCAGTGGATGTGGTGCGGCTCGTTCCCGACGAGGTCGACATGTGGATCGACGACGAAGGTCTGTGCGTCGCCGAGCCGGAAGTCAACCTGTTGGCAACGGCTCTTGCGCGGATCTTCGGGTACACGTGGCAGGCGTACTACGGGATCGTGGTGTTCACGGCCACCGACGGCGAAGGCGAGACTGTCTCGTTGCCGGTTGTGTGGCAGGAACGGCTGCTGAGGATCGCGGCGCAGTTCGACGCGTCACCTGTGTGAGTTCGGCGGGAGGAGCCCTGACGCAAGCGACGCGCCAGGGTTCGTCCCGTCGGTCACCTTTTCACACCGCGCGACAGTTCGCCAGTGAACCCTGAGGAAGGAATCGAGCATGAATGAATGCGTCGTTGAGCCGATTGTCCGCTCGCATGTGCGGCTGTCGCAGCCGTACTGCGATTACTTCGAGTGCGTGCAGACGCCGACCGTCACCAATGGTGAGGCGGTGATGTGTCCGGGCCACGAGCCTGACGCGTACCGGACGCCGCCGTGGAGTCCGTGGCGTCCGATCGTCGCGGTCGCGGCCGGCCCTGCGCCGGGTGTGTGGCCGCATTGGGTTGCGTATTTCTGAGGTTGAAACCCCCTGCTGGGGGCGCTGGTTGCTCGTATCGGATGGGGATGCGAGACGAGCAGCCTGCACTTCCAGCACGGAAGTTGTTACGAAGGAACGGAGAGCGATGATGAACGTAGAGGTGATTTCGTCAAACGAGAATGAGGCAGTTGTGTCCCTCATTCCGGCTGGCGACCCCAATCTGAGCAAGCGGGTCAATGTGCATTTGTACGTGCACGATTCCGGTGTCGTGACGATCGACATCGACGCTGAGTCGCGCGCAGACATCGATGTCGATGTGTACGACTACACGGCGTTGATCGTGCGCAGCGGAGAGGTGGCAGGCGAATGAGCGCGAAGATCGAAACGATTGTCGTTCGGGATCCGGACGGCCCGACGGATGTGTATGTGTTCGTGGACGGCGTACCGGTGAAGAGTGCCGAGTACGTCATCGACGCGGGCGCTGGCTGGGATTGGGAGGACTGGCGCGCGAGGCGGGATGCGAATCTGGCTGCGGCGTCGTCCGAGACAGTACGGGCGGCGCTTGCCTCGGCGTACGACCATCCCCCAGGCGGGCAGTACGTCGAGGACCGTGAGGATGCGGGGTGGTTGTCGTGAGGTACTACGCGGAGTTGGCGCGGTGGCATTACTTGCGCGCGAAGCAGCGGGCGCGGGGTCGGGTGATGCTGTGGGCGCTGGCGTACGACGCTCGCTGCATTCGTCGGGATCGTGAGCGCGCGGTTCAGCCCTGAGTGAATCGACAAGCGGCGCTGCACACCTCCGGTGTCTAGTGTCGAGGTAGATAACCATCAACTACGACGGACAGAGTACGAAATGACTGAGAGCCGAATCGAGAAGTTCACAAGGATCAGCCAGGAGATGGCAGCCGCAGTCTCCGAGATGCGCGCCGATGCAGCTGATGTCACCACACATGCCCCTGAAACTGCAGCCCTCGTCGAAGAGCTCTCCGTGACATGCGATCGGTGGTCGCAATGGGAGGAGGTGGCCGCGGTTGTTCTTGCGCATCTCACCGCTGCTGGCCGTCTCGCCCGTGCCGGCGGTATGACACTCACCGCCGAACAGTGGTCGCACTACCAGCGCATGGCAGCCGACCCGCGTTTCGCTGAATTGTCACGGGATGCACTCGGCGTGATGAAGTGGCCCGAGAATCCGCTACTGCCACCTGCCCTGTTCCCGGCAACGGAACCCGCCGACGAGGAGCGTTGCGACTTCTATGCGGAAACCGAGCAACATGGCTGCCTTCAGTGCAAACGTCGAGACGGACACACTGCACATCACCACATCGACCCACCCGCCCCTGGTGAACCCGCCGAGGAGGAGACGAAAGCGGAGGCGTTGACCGACGAGCAGCTGCTCACACTCCGCAGCATCGCCGCCTCCAGCGCGACCAGTAAGCCTGATGGTTGGGCCTGGCGCTACTGGACTGAGGACATCGAATCACTGGTCAAGGGCGGCTTCATCGTCCGCGACGACTCATTCAATCCGGACCAGCCCCGCACCTATGGGCACTACCGCCCAACACTCTTCGGTGAGAAGCAAGTCGCAACACCTACGACGGCAAAGGAGGGCGAGTTCATCGACATCGTGTTCGATGGCCCACCGTCGCACGACTCGGGGCGATTCGTGGAGGTGGAGAACCCTCAGGGCGCAAGCATTTCGGTCGGTGAATGGATTGATCGTGGCGACGGATTCTGGGCGCTACGCATCCCGTACACCTCCTCGCCGGTTGTCCCTGCCCCCACCGAAACCGAGTTCGAACGAGGTGTGCGCGCCGGAATCAACGAGTACCGCCTCTACTTCCTCGACGAGAACGAGGGCGCGATCTACCAGGAAGTTCCTGTCGCTGAGCTTGATCGGGCTGCCGAGAGTGCATTTGCGCTTGCCGTCGCCCTCGACAACACCAAACGAGCCGACACACCCGCCCCCAACGAAACCGAGTGGGCAACAGTGGAAGAGATCCCGATTGGCGCTGCATTCCGGCCCGCTGGATATACCGGTCCGAGCTACATCGTCAAGACCGCGTTGGGGTACCGGATCACTCCCAACGGCGACCACAGGCTGTGGAACGGCGCACCTGTCGGAACTCTCGCCCCGTTCGTTGCGGCCGTGGAGGGGTGAGCATGAGCGAGATCAAGGTTGGCGACCTCGTAGACCTCAAGCCGGAAGTGATGTTCGGTCCAATTGGTCCACCACTCAAAGTCACGCGCATCACGAGGAATTGGCTGTACGCACGGCGCGAGGGTCGGCTGGCGGTGGCCGTACAAGTTCGGATTGACGATGTCACTCCAGCGAAGCCGGAAGGGGTGTCGTCGTGACCGCGCCTGATCCGAGGTTGACCGACCTCATCGCAGCGCACCTGACGGAACTCATCACGGATGCACCTGCTCCGAACCATGAGGAAGACAACTATGACGCGGGCTACGTTGCAGCTCTTGCCGACCTCCGTAACTCGGCTGCCTTCAAGTTGGTGGTGGAGCAGCGCACCAACGGGCTGCACGGATGGCCGAAGACGACTCCGACCGGCTTCACCTACGAACGGCCCACAACGTACGCCGCGCTTGAACACATGATCGGCCACATGGCACAGTCCGAGATCGAATGCTGGGACGAAGAGGAACGGCCACCCGAGCCGGTGTGGGAAATGATCGGCGTCGCTCAGCAGGAAGTCCAACGTTTGATCGTTCGGGTAGCGGAACTCGAAGCCGAGCGTGAAGTCCCGAGCCGATTGGTGATTGAGGATCTTCGGCGAGCGCTGGCGGTCCAAGATGCCGCACTTGCTACTGCGCACGCCACGATCGCCAGGGTGGAAGCGCTGAAAGGTGACCTATTCCTGCGCGGCGGAAATCTCATAGCGCAGTGGGGAGCAGCACGACTCATCGGCACAGCTTTGGACGGGGAGTCATGAGCGACTACACCGACAGCCAGGCTGAGCTACTGGTGAAGATCCTGCAGAAGATCGCCGACAGCCACGAGCAATGGAAAGCGAAGTGGGGGCCGAACCTCCGAATCACGGTCGGTAAAGGTAACCCGCTCCGAGACTTTGGCATCGAGAAGATTCACGACATAGAAGTCGAAGCCAGTTATGACAGCAGCATCCTGCACGAGGACGGAACCGAAACCAAGATCGAAGACGAACGCTTCACCGTCACACCGATTCCGCCTGACGAATACGAAGACGGTGATTGGTGATGAGCGAGAGTCAAGTCCGCTTCGTGATGCAGAAGCACAAGGCAATGGCACGGGCAGCGTTCGCCGCCGGCCGAGAAGGTAGCGAGCACGACACCGCGACCGCCTTCGGGGTGTGGTGGAACGACTACGTCGCTATCATCTCCGAACGGTTCCGTGCCAAGGAGATTTCCTACCTCGGTAGGGATATCAACACTTTCATCCCTCAGCTGATGATGGAAGTCGCCGATGCGAACCACTGCAAACCTGCGGAGTAGGTCGACCAGCAGCCAGGGAAGTGTCAAACACTAACTACCAGAACATCTTTCGATGCTTCCTTGGTTGCCGTAGAGCGTTGAGTGTGTGTAGTCTCGGCGCAGCGACGGCGACCGGCCGTCGACATCAGTGAGACAACCCAGGAGCACCGCCACATGTTGAATTTCCTCACCTATGCCGCAGCTAAGAACATCCGAGTTGAACTTACGATTGCGAACGGCCCGTCACTGACGGGGCGAGTATGCGCAGTCCGCGGCGAGCACCCTGATGCGGTCGCGGTCGTTCAGCCTGAGTATTCGCCGGACCGTCACCACATCGCCGTTCGATACATCACTGAGGTGATCGAGCCGTTCAACGCCTACGCGGCGTTCTATGACGTTGATGTTGATAAGGACGCCGCGTAGCTCCTCACCCGAGAACGAAGCCCCGGCAGGCAACATCACCCTGTCCGGGGGCACTCTCTTCGTTCCGCCTGTTCGACAAGTGGGGTCAACTCCCGTTCGGTTATGCCGACCGATTGGTACTCTTTCTGGATTCATCCAAAGAAGGGACATCGCCGGCATGATTAAACGCTTCGCGACCATCACCACACTCACAGCAGCGGCAGCCCTCGCGGTTCCTGCGATTGCTATGGCAGCGCCGACGCCCGCCACTATTTCCGTTGAGCCTGGAACCAACTCGGCCGTCGTGACCATTCACGCGCCGGACAGTCTCACCCGGAACGGCAATTGCCAGGGGCCGTGGGTGCACACAGCCCAGGACGCCAAACTCATGGACGCAAGTCCACTGCTCGACCTGGCGAACAATCCACGAAATTGGCTAGTCGGCAATCCTGCATCCCCGACAGCAGCCGACAACCCGTCGTTCGAGTCGTACGCCTACCTTCAGCCTGGCGAGACGAAAACCCTGACGATTCCGTTCCTCAGGGACGGCGAATACGTGGCGGGGGCCCTATGCCAGGACTGGGACGGGAAAGTCGTCTACACGCTAGCTCGGACTTCGTTCACGGTTGGTACCCCGACAACTGAGCCCGGCAACGGAGCCGGAAGCCTCGGGAGCCCGTTCGGTTCGTGACCGACCGCCCAACACACGTCTTCTTCTCCACAAATGCAGCCCCGGTGAGCAAATCGCGCGCCGGAGGTTCCTCATTCACGCCAAGATTCCCTATGACCGAACGAAAGAAGGCCCAATGACCAGCCTGATCAGACGCGCCACCACCGTCACGGCCCTCGCGGCAGCGACCGCCTTCGCAGTCCCCGCCCTCGCACACGCTGCGCCCGCTGCCACAGTGACAGTAACGAGCGTGGCGAACACTGCGAACGTGACAATCAAAGCCCCCGACGGAGGAAACATCGGGCAGTGCACGGGGCCGTGGGTGCATACGGCAGCTGAAGCAAAGAAGCTTCACGAAAGCGCCGAACTCGACATCGCCAATAACCCGATCAACTTCTTCGTGGGAACGCCGGTGTCCCCTAACACCGGCACCTCGCAGGGGGCTGACCGAGACGCCTGGGTTGACGTGAATGCAGGTGAGACAAAGACTGCGAAGATCCTCTTCATCGACGACGGCAACTACGTTTCCGGTGTTGTCTGCGTGGCCATCGAAGGCAACAAACCTGTCTACTCACTGACTGAAACACCGTTCACGATCGGCACGCCGACAACTGAGCCCGGCAACGGAACCGGAAGCCTCAGCAGCCCTTTCGGCTCCTGACCTACCGATCTACACAGATTTCCTTGTCAGAGAGATAGCCCCGGTGTGCAATTCGCACACCGGGGCTTTCGTTTGCTCGCGAATTGGGCGACTAACGCCTATTGCCAAACAGGCTAACGACCGAACCAGTATCAGATTTGCCCGCGCCCTGTTCCGACAGCTCACGTGAGGGGATCCAAGTCTTCAAATCGTCGAGGCGCGCACCCAGGTCATGAGACGCGCGCGCATACGGCGTTGGGCCATAAACATCACTGAGAAGCTTCCACATCAAGGCCGGACGTTCGACGCCCACCTCGACGGGTTCCTCGGAACGCCATCCCCGACTTGATAGTTGGATCATCAGCGACCGGTATCGATCAGCCGAAACCAGCTTCAGGTCCTTGCCACGGCGGATGAGCGCCTGAATCGAGATTCCGTAGCGCGCTTTCAGTCGAGCATATCCGTTCAGACTGAGGGTTTCGGAAATATCGCTCTGTGCTAGATCCTGCGGGTACAGGAAGGCCCCCGCGAATCGCATCGCTTCCGCCTCACGAACTTTCAACTCTGGAACAGTTCGTTTCGAATGGAGTACCAAGTGGCCCAACTCGTGGGCGACCGTGAAGCGCTGGCGGTCCCCCGCCTTCGATGGAACGTAGGCGACGACAGCTTGATGCATATCCGTGAATGCCCTCGACATCCCGGAATGACCGTCCAAACCGTGCAATTCGTCACCGATCCGTGACAGGGGAACAACTCCTACGCCTGCACGTTCCACAGCTCTCATCATGTGTTTGACCGGTGCAACAGCACTCAAGCCGAGCTCACTGCGAACGCCGGATGCAACTTGTTCGATGTCGCCAGGTGACACGGGCCGATCGCTTACCGGCGTGAATTTCGCGCCTTCGTGCTCTGCTGCTACGTATAGGCATTGGGTGACCCGCTCGGCCTCCCTGAAGGTTCGTAGGGCACGTTTTGTGCTTTTGACACTAGACCCGGACAGTTTGCGAAAGTTGACTGAGTCCGAGTCGATCGGGAATGGCTCAACCCCGAAGTAGCTCAACGGAACATGCACAGAATTCGCGACAACTACTTGAAGTTCCGGGCGGAACTCACGCTTTCCCTTTTCGACGTCCGAAATGACGGACTGCTTGATCTCAGTTCTTGCCGCCAACTCAGCCTGGGTCATCCCCAGCAGCTCGCGGAGTTCGGTCAACCGTGCGCCGGCGGCATTAGCCAGCACCATTCCCCTTTTCCTCCTCGTCCTCTGCGATCTCGTAGTCGAGTTCCTCATCCTGCACGACGAATTCGAGACTCTCGAAATCCGTCTTCGTGCGCGGCATGTCAATCAACATGTCGGTCTTCATCGACTTCCCATAGGTGCCCGGACCGAGCGTCCGAACCACCCTCAGCCCGAACTCGGACTCCGAGTCGGGCTCCTCCCACAGCATGAGCAGCTTGTGGTGCACGGTCCCAAAAAGGTCTTCTTCTTCGATCAGTGGATTGTTCGTGAAGTAGGCCCGTCGGCGTCGGCTGTGTCCGGCTACAGGGTCGGCCTGGTCTGCGCTCGCGTGAAGGACGCGCAGTTGGCTGGTGCCATCGTTGTTCGTCAGATGGACAGCTCCGTTCTGCCCGTGCGCCGACTCGTCCAGAAACCAGTCGCCGAGATCCTGCCGTTTGAGGTACCGAAATACACTGCCGCGCATGTTTGCGGTCCGCAGCCAGTGTTGGTCTTTGCCGACGACACCTCGGTGTTCGACGTCAATGAAGTGGCGAGCTGATTCGAGAGCTTCATGCATCGGCTCCACCAGCGGGGCGATTGAGTGCTGGACAGCCAGCGCAATGTTTCTCACGACCGAATAATATCACAAATTCCCGATAATATTTCCCCCAATGAAACATTGACGGTCGAGGCCCGCCAATTCGCAATCAGGCTCACGACCGACCACGCGCGCACTCACGCGCACGCGACACTCCGACCGGGTGCACGGCTGCTGCTCGATGTCTCTATCCGATGCGTTGTTGGTAGGCGCGCCATGGGAGTTGGAGTTGGCCGGTTTTGCCTGCTCGGTTTTTGGCGATGATGAGGGTGATGTAGCCGGTTGGTTGTCCGGTGGGGTCGGTTTCGTGGTGGAGGAGGATGACGGTGTCGGCGTCTTGTTCGATTGCGCCGCTTTCTCGTAGGTCGGTGAGTGCGGGTGGGCGGTTGAGTGTTGCTGGGCCGCGGTTGAGTTGGCAGGCGGTGACGGTGGGGATTTTGAGTTCTTTGGCGAGGATTTTGATGTTGCGGCTGATGTAGGCGACTTGTTCTTGTCGGGGGGTGTCGGTTTGGGCGGCGGTGACGAGTTGGAGGTAGTCGATGACGGCGAGGTCGAGGTTGCCGGTGTTTTTGCGGGTGTGGGCTTCGGTGGTGATTTGGTCGATGGTGATGTTGGCGCGGTCGTTGATGGTGAGGGGTAGGGCTGGGTAGGCGTCGGTGTAGGCGGCGAGGAGGTTTTGGTTGTGTTGGTCGAGTTGGTGTTTGGTGATTTGGCTGTATTCGGCGCGGGCTCCGTTGGCGAGGATGCGTGACATGACTTCGAGGGTGGGCATTTCGAGGGACCAGAGGCTGGTGTGTTTGTTGTTTTCTGTTGCGTGTCCGGCGATGTTGAGTGCGGCGACTGATTTTCCGACGCCTGGTCGGCCGGCGAGGATGTAGCTGCGTCCGGGGTGGAGTCCGCCGTTGAGCATGTCGTTGAGTTCGGGCCAGGGGGTGGGGATGACGTTGGTGAGGTCGAGGGGTTGGAGTGTGTCGGTCCACCAGTCTTCGAGGGTGTTTTCGTAGGTGGTGGTGTGGTGGGTTTCGGGGTTGGTGTTGTTGAGTGCGGTGGTGGCGGTGCGTGCTGCGGTGGCGAGGTCTTCGGGGTTGTTGTTGTGGATGGCTTCGGTGGTGCGGTGGAGGAGGGTTTGTGCGGTGGTGATGAGGGTGCGGGCTGTGTGGAGTTGGTGGAGTCTGCGTGCGTGGTAGGGGATGGATTCGCCGTAGCCGGTGCCGACGAGTTGGGTGACGAGTTGGTGGAGGTTGCGGGCGTTGGGGGTGGTGTGGTTTCGGGTGGTGGCGAGGATGGTGGTGGGGTCGAGGGGGTCGCCGTTGAGGACCATGGTGGTGATGGCGGTGTGGAGGTCTTGGTGGGCGGGTGCGTAGAAGTGTTCGCGGGGGATGTCGAGTAGTTGTTTGGCGTAGTGGGGTTCGGTGATGACGGCGCCGAGGATGGCGCGTTCGGCGTCGAGGTCGCAGGTGGGTTCGTCGGTCATTGTTGGGTGCTCTTCTCCGGCGCTACGGGCGTTTGTGGGTGTCTAGGCAGGGTTTAGACACCTGCGGGGCCGTTTGAGCGCTCTATGGCGCTCTGGGGGCTTGTTTTGCCGCGTATGGCGTCGGCGATGCGGTGCCGGTTTTCGCGGATCCAGTCGCGGTGCCGGTTTTTGGCCCAGGTGTCGGCGGCGGTGGGGTCGAGTTCGGTGGGTGGTTCCCAGTGGGGTGTCGGGATGCCGCTGATGGCTTCGATGGTTCGGGCGTGGGGTTTGTCGATCCAGCGGAGGAGCCAGCGGTTGATGCGTTCGTCGGAGCTGGTGGGTCCGAGGGGTTGTTCTCGGATGGTGGCGAGGACGTCGCCGGGCATGATCGCGAACGGGTTCGGTTTGCGGTAGTGCGTCAGGACGGCGTCGAGGGCTTCGCCGTGTCCGATGTCCTGGCCGGTGAAGCATTCGGCCCAGGCGAGGATCTGGGGGTCGTCGGCGGTGATGCGGTGGTCGAGGAGTGCGGCTTTGGCGAGGGTGAGTCCGGCGATCTCGATGTCAGTCGAGCTGGGCATGGGAGGCCTCCGTGGTCGCGGTGAGTCGGTTGGTGCGGTCGAGGATCGATTGGGCGCGGTCGGCGCCGCCGGGTTTGGTGTTGCCGGTTGCGCCGTTTCGGCGTTTGAGGACTTCGGAGACGATGACGGGGAGTGCTCGGGGTCCGAGGGTCGGCTTCTTGAGCCAGAGGGTCAGCGAGTCTTTGATGACGTCTGGTGCGGTCCCGGACTTCTGGAGTGTCGAGACCTGGAGCGCGAGTTCGGTTCGGACGGTCTGGGGTTGTTCGGCGGGGATGACTTCGCGGATCACTGCCCACGCGTTCGCTGGCACTGGCGGTCCGGCGGGTTGGTCGTCGCGGTTTTCGCGCTCGCGGTCTGTAGTTGAGTTACCAACGGAAGCAGCACCGGTGCCCGGTGATAGGTGATTGGTGTTAGGTGATTGGTGCCGCACGCGTGCGCGCGCGCGAGGATGCCCTGCGCCACGGGGTGGCTCACGCCGTGAGACCTGCGAAAACACCTGTTCCGGGTCCACGTCGTCCGGTTCGGTCGCCGTATCCCCCGCGTCGGGTCCGCCAGAGTTGTCGCCCCATTCCGAGGACGGGGTCGTGACGGCATCGTCACGGGATGCGTCACGGGGTGGCTCACGCCGTGCAGCCTGCGGATATGTCGAAAACGCCTGGTCGCTGAAAGCATCCGGATCGCCCTCGGGGCCGACAGCGCCGCCGAATGCCTCGTCATACCGTCCTGCACGGGGTAGCTCACGCCGTGCAGCCTGCGACGATGCACCGGACGGGAGCTGCTGGCCGGGGTCGGCGTCGAGCAACAACAACGTGTGCGCCAACGCCTCACGGACAGACTCCGGCTTGTCCCGCTTGCCTTCGGTGATCTGGTCTACCGGCAGTCGCCGCAACTCCTCGGCGAGCACGAAACGCAGCCGCGGAGACTGAACCTCGGCCGCAGAATTCAGCGCGATCATCAGCATCCGAGCCTGCTTCCACAGTCCGTCGTTGCGGATCAGTGACCGCACCAGAACCTCTTCGGTATCCCAGTCGACGATCACGAAGTACGCCATGTGGAGTTCCTCGAGGGCACGCGTCACGTCGGCGGGTGTCGTGTCGCGGGCAAGGTTCGACCACCGTCTGATGGTCAAGTCCAGGACTCCGGCGTAGTTCATGGACGACTGCGAGATCAACAACTCGTAGAGCCACTGGGCGTCCCTCGAGAGGGCTCGCCAATCTGTGTCGTTCCAGATGGACTTGAGCAGTTGCGCGTATTTGCGCCCGCCCTGAGTGACCATGTGGGTGTCCTTCCGGGGGTGAAACGTGCGCCGGATCGGGCGCGAATCGATGGGTGTCGCTAGGTGAAGCTGAACCCCTGCCAGAGGGTTATCTAGTCTTCAATTAGACACTAGACACCTATGGCAGGGGCATCGGCAACCGTCGTCTACAGGTGGTGCCAGGGCACCGGATCTACCCCAATATCCAGTGCGCGATCATGACGCCTCGAGGAGCGCATCGAGGGTCGCCCTCCCCCACATCTGCTCGGCTTTCTCCCACGCCGGCAGCGGAGCGTTCTGCAGCAGCTCGGCGAGGAAGTCCCTCGGAACTTTGATGCCGGCTTGGGTGCCGGTGCGGATCCGCTGCGCGCGTTTCGTGCGCGCGAAGTGGTCGCGGCATTCCTGGCACGGGGGTTCCATGTGCGACCGGTGCCGGGAATGGCCACGGTCCGTGCCGTGCTTGATGTTGCGGGGCCAGACGAACAGGTCGTCGGAGACGACGGTCGCCTCGTGGCATACCGCGGACGGCGAGTGCCCGTCCATGTCGAGGCACACTCGCAGTCCCCCACCGTCGGCGCCGGACAGGATCTTCACCACCCAACCCGGCTGGTAGATGCCCCACTGGGTCTCGATTGGGCGAATCAACGGCAGTTCGCGTCCCCGGACGATCATGCCGCCACCCCCAACGATTCTGCGACGGCCGCGATCAGGTCACGTGCGGCCGGTGGCGTCACGGCGTTTCCGGCCTGCCGTACCTGTTCGCGTTTGTTGCCGAGGATCATGTAGTCCGACGGGAAGGCCATTCCTGCTGCGATCTCGTGCGGTTCGAGCATCCGGAACAAGCAGTCGTCGACCGACAGCGACTCGGCACTGGCCAGTCCGTGATGCAGTCCGTTTGCTGCGAACGTATCGAGCGGATCGGTGATCGCTTTCACGGTGTTGTTGTTGCGCATCGGCACGACGAATGCGTGGTGGATTCCGCCTGCCGACACCGTCGAAATCGGTTCGTCAACATGATGATTCTTCGACTGCCCGCGCATCACCGACAGGAAAGCGACGGCAGTTTCGTTTCGTGCTGTCATCGTACGAAGCGGGTCGGCCGCGGACCGTGCTTGCTTCCCGTCACGACCCTCCACTGGCACGAGCAGCGCTGGCACGGTTGATGCCGTCAACGTCGGCAAGTGGGCGTCAGTGCTCGTCGACATCTGCGCAAGGTTGCTTCGCGGCGTGTACGCGCGTTGCACGAATGGTGCCGCGTACTTCGCCAAGCCGGCCTCGATCCGGGCCAACGTCTTCGGCGCCAACGGCTTGGCTCTGTCCCCGATTCGCTCCCCGATGATCGACCAATCGATCGCCGACGCAGCGGGGAGCCAACGGGGTTCGACGATCGAGTTGCGGCACGTCACGTTCGGGCACCGCCAGTGGTACTGCGAGCGGTAGCGCCCCCACTGGGTTGACTTCTTCCAGCCCTGGATTGCCGTCACGGTGACGTCGCAGGTCGAGCAGTGCGCCTCCGGTCGGGTCCACTTGTCGAGGTCCGGGGCGCGGTTGCCCTTGAGCCAGAACACGACATACATCCTGTCTCTTGATTGCGGAGCTGGAAGTCCGCCGATCTGGGCGTGCATCGAGTTCATGTAGACGATCCGGTGGTTGTATCCGAGGAGGTCCATCGCTTGGAGCCACGCGGGGAACATGATCCACTTCGCGGCGTCGACGACGTTCTCGGTGATGATCGCTTCGTATCGGTGATGTTCGGCGAACCGTGGAATGTCCCACATCGTTGCGCGGGATCGTTCGGCAGCCGCGTCGGGCAACGTCTCCCCGAACAAGTCCGGCGTCGAGTCGAGGTTTCGTTTGACGCCCTTCGCCTGAGAATGGTTCGTGCATTCGGGCGAACCCCACAGGATCGTCGTTCGAGGGAACCGACGAGGATCGACCTGCGAAAGGTCGGCACACTGGTGATCTGTGTTCGGATGGTTCGTGTTGTGGGTTTCGATCGCGAGTTCCCAGTGGTTCGCCGCCGTACGCACCGTGACGCCAGGCACTTGCGTCGCGCCGGTGCTCGATCCACCTGCGCCGCAAAACAGGTCGGTGACGGTGATCGTCATTGCGAGACCTCTTCCCATTCCGTGACGGTCCGCGTCACGACCGCGAAGCTTCGCTCGCTGGATCGGGCTGCGGCTTGGGCTTCCTCGAGGGTGCTGAACAGCATCGGGAAGATCGAGCCGACCTCGGTTCGGAGTGCGAACTCTGTCCGAGTTGAGTCCATAGTTGTCTACTTTCGTCCTAGATACTCGACATCTGAGTGAATGAAAAGTGCTTGCTGTCAGGTGATTCCGAGCGCTTTGCCGATGGCGACGACCGTCGGGCAGTCCCGTTTGCGCCGCCGCCACATGCACGCCCGGCAGCCGTTTCGTTTCACGAAGGCCCGTTCACTGGGCTCAGGCCATGGTTCATGCAGTGCCATAACATCTTTCAGCGCTGTTACGGCTTGTTCGGCTTGCGTGTCCCAGGGGTCCATGCGTTCGAGACGCGCGAGGATGCGGAGGCGAAGGTCGGACCATTCGTGCCGACTGTCACTCACGGTGCCTCAACACCCGGGTTCGCTATCTCGAGCAGGACGTCGGCATGACACGACTGATCAAGAGGACACCAACATGCCAGATCCTTCCCAGCGAGTTCAGTGCGGATCTGCGCCCAGGACATCGGAGATGTAGGCGCAGTGATGTGTAAGCGAAATAGGTCGACCGCTAAGCGTGAGGTGATCGGTTCTTCGATGCCGAACACTGGCATGTCGCCGATCCACGCTGATTCGTCACCTTCTCGGTACGGGTTTCCCCACTTGGTTGGCCGTCCGACGTACACGGCGCCTTCCGGCATCCGCCAACCGCGGGTCCGTCGGCGTTGAATACGTGTTGGCACCTAAATTCCTTCCTCGGCCGCTGCTGGATTCCGGCCGCGCCACCATGTGCGGGCGCCGTACGCGTAAGTCGCGCCATAGCCAATTGCCATAACGATGAATCCGTATTGCTGAGTGGTGATTCCGAATGCAAACCAGAACAATTGCGCAAACAAGTTGAGCATCCAGCCCCACCAAACTCCACGGATCGCGAGAACAAGTCCTGTGATTCCGAATGCCGCGAGTACGAAACTCCACACCATGTTGCTCACGTCGCATCACCCGGGTAGCCGTCCCAGGTGCGGCCGTCGAGCTCGCGGCCAGTGGCCTTCTTGCCAACCCTCGTCATCTGGTTCACGCCGGGCCGGTAACGGTGGGCGTAGTGAGTGCCCTTTCCATTGGCAGCGTCGAGGTAAACGGTGTCACGTCCGACCTCGTCGGGTCCGATCGGCGTCCATTCGCCCCACTGTTTGAACAGGAACGGTACTTCGGCTGTTACGCACTGGTCACGCAACGATGTCGCCCACTCGGGATGCATCGGACGAGCGTTGCGGCCGGACTCGCCTCCGACGATCACCCAGTCGATCCCCTGCCTTGGGAGGTGCAAGTCGTTCGGGCATTCGGCGGCCGGGCGTCCATGCCCGAGGCACCAGAACGGTGGCGCACCGACCTTTGCGAGATCGATGGGTCCGAGTAGCGGTTCGGCACTGATGAACCGGACTGCGGCGGGTGTGTCAAGAAGGGCCGGAATTCTGATGTCTGCCCACTTCTGATCTTCGGTCGAGACGCCCAGCCAGACGTTTGGGAGCGGAAGCGGATCGCCAACGTCGGGCAGCCGCTCCTCGTCGGTCATGGCCAACATGTGCTCAGCCACGGCGGTCTGGAAGTCGCCAGCGCTGAGCAGCGAGCGCATCCGTCCGTGCCGCTTGGTGAGAATCTGGAATGTGTGTTGAGGCGCGAGCGCCATGACGGCAAACACTTCCGCGATGTACTCGTTGGGCACGTCCTTGTGGAACAGGTCCGACATCGAGTTCACGAATATCCGGCGCGGCTTTTTCCATCGCAACGGTTGATCGAGTTTGTCCGGCCGGAGCTGGATATCGAAACCACCCTCGAAGTAGTGGCCGGGCGTGCCGCGAAAGCGTTCCGAGAACGTCTCCGCATAGCAGTTATCGCAGCCCGCAGACACTTTCGTGCACCCGGTCATCGGATTCCACGTGGCGTCGGTCCATTCGATTGCAGTCTTGTCGCTCATGACGTCCCGGCATTTCGTAGATTTGCTTCTTCGGCCTGTTCTTTCTCCAAATGCCACTGCGAGAGCGGAACTTTCGTCCACCTGCTGTCGATCTGATCGGCCGGGACTTTCACACCCCACTGGACTTCGAGGTACGCGCTGCTGCGGGAGGCTCCGCAACTGTGAACCCTGTGCGAGCCTCGCTGAGGATCGTGTTCCCCGTCGACTGTGCTCGGCATTCCTTGCAGAGCGGTATCGAACGACGGAGCCCACGACAGTTCAGCCATAGTTTTGGCGATCTCCTTGCCTTCGGGAGTTCGCCGGTTGGGCCGCATCATTCCTGGCCGCTTACGGTCGCGGCGCCAGCCAACAGGCACGACATCGTCTGCTGGTACGAGGGGGCCGTCGAAGTGTTCTCTGCCGAGGAAGTTGCTGTGCCAACACCTGCGATCACCGGAGTGTTGTTCACAAAACTCAGCGACAGCGTCGTACCACCGTCTCTTTTCTTCCGCCGCTTTGTCCCACGCCGCAAGTAGTTCCGGGGCGATCGTGCGGTAAACCTCAGTCGGTGCGCTCATTTCAGTCCTCGTGTTGATCGAGACGATTGGGCCTTCGCGTTGTCGGCGATCCCCCACTCGCGGTAGAGCCGTCTGCGTTCGCTATTCGTAAGGAGAATTGCGCGGTCGACGACGGCTACGACTTTCAGCGCCGGCGTGTGGACCGACGGGATGGAATCCTCGTCGGAGGGCTGGACATTGCCGACTGGTTCAACTCGGTACAGATCGCCCCTCCCCCACAGTGAGGCGTGGTATTTGGCGTACAGCCGATGCTCTGTGGCGTAGACCCGCCCTGACTGTTGGGACGGTCCGTCCATCCCAAGGTGCGCTTCACCTCGGGCGCGGGCTTCGCACCACGGGCAGCCGTCATGCTCCCGACGACTATGGCCCGGCTCGATCAGGTCACCGACCCGAAGGTCCGGGATCCCGCCATGGAACAGTCGTGAGCTCATAACTTCTGCTCCTCGGGTCCAAAGAATGTTTCCCACCGTTCAGCAATGGCGTTGTCGTCGAGTGGTTCTCCGGGTATCCATCCACACCGTTTGAATGCGCTTCCCATCAGGTCGATGAACGCTTCTGCCTGTTCTCGGGTCTTGCCTTTGCTGGTGAGCGCTTCGATGGCGTCTTCACGGTTCATCGGTCCTGCTCCTCGACGGCAACGAACGGTGCGAACTCGTCGTAGTCGGCGGTCGGTGAGATGATCGTCTGCCACTCACTCGAGCGGAAATCCCAGCCACCGTTCTCGACTCGCCGGTATTCGTCCCCTACCTTGTCCCGAACGGTGCGCACGTGCGCGGGCACGGCATCCAATGACGGCCACTCAGTATCGGTGGTGGCAAGCGCCTCGGCGCGACCGGCGCAGTCCTCGAGGTCCCTTACCGAGAGCCAAGCGTGTTCCCAGGGCCCAGCCTCGTGAGGGTCGACCACAGCGAGCGCGGCACGGAGAGCGCCTGCGGCACCCCCGATAACGGACGCTTCGGTGGGGGCGGGGACTACCGGGGAGGAGGCGGGTTCGAATGTGTCCGCGAATGACGCAGGCTTGCATGGGTAGAACTCGCCTTGCGTGCCCTTGATAATCCAATCACCCGGATGGGCGGCCATCTCCCCTTCGAGGGTGTGAATGCGCAGAAGTCCGGAAGCCGTACGCCCCATCGGCGCACCATGCACCGCCATCCACTGCGCGATAGACCGCCAATCCTCGCCGTCGTACTGCATCGCTTCGACCTCGACGGGCTTCTTTCGGAACTTCCCCGGCCCGTCCGCTTTCGTCTCCTTCTCGGCGGGTTCGGCAGGGGCGGGAACTGCGTCGATCCACGGGCCTGTCGTCACTTCACGGCGAACCAGCTTGCCGTCGCGAATCCACTGCAACATCTCTTCGGGGTCAGCCGGATCGAATGAGATGTTGCAGATCCCTCCGGGAAACTCGATGGCCCACTCAGTTTCTGCCTCCGCTTTCGTCTCCTCCTCGGCGGGTTCGGTTGCGTGAGGTACGACGAGCGCATCTGCACCGGGCATGTCGATCGGGAACTTCTTGCGGAGGCGATCTCGTGAGCTGTAATCGCCACGCCCTTCCCAGATCATGTTGTGAAGGTCGGCGAACTCCTCGGCAGTGAGCGTGTAGCTCACCTGGCAGTCAATGAGTCCGTTGATGATGGTGCCGCGCTTTTCGTCGAGCGGCTGAGAGGCCGTCAGCATGTTCTGCACCGCCCTCGCGCCTTTCTGGCACGCGCCGTTCTCCTCGGCGCACTCCTCTGGGGAGGCTTCGCAGACCGCGGTGTGGATCGCAGCCGCGAAAGCGTCCTGCTGTTCGTGGTGCATGAATGTCTCGTAAGTCGACACCTGAACGTCCTTTTCGGTTCCGTTGCGAAGATTCTGGAGGTACGCGGCCACCTGATCCTTCGGATGCGCCTGCGGATATTGCTCACTGGGTTTGTCGTTGATCTGCGCCCCGATCACATACGACGTGGACCACTCGTTCTGGAAACGATCCATCGCCGCCATCCCCAACTGCTCAGCGACATGAGAGAGGACGCAATGCTTTGTCTGGCAGAGACTTCGAAAGGTCGGCCCCTCCCACCAGGCATCCCGATCGGTGGCGTCGATCAGCGCAATGACGGTGTCTAAGAATGCGAGACTGTCTGGGATGTCCCGCGATGCGATCGGGGGCTCATACGTCACGCGTTGCCTCCACTTCCGAAACGGGCTTGGGTTCGGTGCGGTCGCCTGGGTGGTGCGGGGTGGTCCAGTGCAGATCCTCTGCCAGTTGGCGGCGACTCTCGGCGTGCCCGGTCCACCGGTAGTAGTCCGACGTGTCATCACCGCTGCACCCCTGCAGGGCGGTAACGAAACCAGGGCGTTCGTTGACGAACTTCTCCACGACGCGGATCTGCCGGGACTGCGCGGCGTGCGCCTCTTCGAGGGACATCATCGCCAGACACACCCGGTTCAGGTCCGACATTTCCCATTCCCGCAGCGCCGAGCTATGCGCCAAGTGCAGGCTGACACCACCCGCTACGTAGGTCGCGGCTTTCTTCTCGCACCAGTCCCGTTTGACCTCAACGAAGTCGATGTCCATGCTCATTCCTGATCCTCCGGGTGGCCTGTGTTGTGCGTGCCGCCGAACCGGATCGGGACCTGCGAGAAGTCCACTGATCCGTCGGGGCGTTCGGCGTCCTTGTGCGCGCAGTACTCAGCCATACCGCCTGCCATCTCATTCATCCGTTCCGTGGAGGAGCCATTGTTCGAAGGCCGGGTTGCACAGGCAGGCTGGGGATCTCTTGTCTCGAATCAGTGCGATCGCATCAGCGGGTGTCATTCCGTCGAGGATGAGGGCGCGGCCCGCGATGAGGGAGGAGCGGTTCAGGCCGGCTTGGCAATGAACCAGGATCGGTCCGGATCGACGGCAGACGTTCACCCATGCGGCGAGGGCGTCGACCTGATCGAATCCTTGGCTCTCGTGGTCGTACATGCGTACTTTGACGAAACTGTCGAGGGTGTGCGTGACGGTGTATGCCTCCCACGGATATAGGGAGACAACATGTTTGAAGAATGTCGGCAGGATCAGCCCGTTTTCGCAGCCGCCCTGCCACAGGTTGCCCTCGAGTTGGGACACGTACGGAACATCGAAGTCCATCATCCCGTGTGCCGCGATTCCACTGAGGCGTTGTGTGGTCGGGTCGACGTCGATGTCGATCCGTGTGGGGTCCTGGGTTGCGTCGGTCATCGCCGCACCGCTGTCGCCGCGATGGACTGCAGCGTGGAGACGCCGGTTTCCGACCCTTGCACTATCCGGATCGCGGAAACGTATCCGGGATAGACGATTGCGAGCCGGTCAGCGTTGTGTGGGTCGGCACGCTGGATTGCCCTGATCAGAGCTTCGATGAAGCTGCCGCCATGGGTTCCGCCCGAGCATCCGAACGCCCACAGTACGTGTTGTGCTGTCGTCGAGTCGATGAGGTTTCGTTCTTGAGTGGGTGTCGTCATCAGGTGTTCCTTGTTTCAGCTTTGAATGGGCCAGTCGAAGTTGATGTCGTCGACCGGTTTTCCGGTCTTCCGCAGGTACTCCGCGAACGATTCCTGCCGCTCGCGGTGCCATTCGGCCTGGCGGGACATCAACTGCTCGGCGGTGAGAGAACGTAGTTTCGGCCAGTCGATCAAGTCCCCTCGTCGATCCGGTACTGCTGGCATTCGGAGCAGCTTGTATGCGAGTCGCGCGGCGGCGAGTGCGTCACCTTCCGCTTGATGCGCGTCCTCTTGAGCCACCTTGTAGTGGGCACACATGTCGGCGAGTTTCCTTTTCCCACTGCGGTACTGGTCGAACTTGCGGTCGATCACGTACGGGTCGACAACGAGACCAGCGATGTCGAACGGGTCGCGCGAGAGTTTCTTGATCAGAGTGAGGTCATAGCTGGCGTTGAAGGCGACGACGATGTATCCGTTAGCCCATGCTCGGGTCAGCGCGTCGGCTACTTCACCGACCACTTCGTCGTGCGGGCGACCGTGCTCGGCGGCGTACTCCGTGGTGATTCCGTGGACCGCCGTCGCACCCTCGGGAATCTCCCCACCCGGATCTGCAAGCCAGTTCGTGGTCTTGACGGTCGCATTCGTACCGTCGATGTCAATCAGCGAGACACACGCTGTGACCAGTCGCGCCCACTGCGGATTAGGTCCGGTGGTTTCGGTATCGAAGGCGCAGATCGGGCGTTCCCACCACTTGTCGGCCGCGTCATTCCATCTACTATCTACCGCTGCATTAGACATCTGTGTCATGCCGAAACCGCACTCGTGTATTGAGTTTCGATGAAATCGCGGACATCCTCCGCGCGCCAGCGCAGTCCCGCACGTGTACCCAACGGGCAGAAACCCTTACTGAACAATGGGTGTCCACCACGATTGCGGGCCTTGTGCACCGCGGCCGGCGTGATCTGGAAGACCTCACACACCTGCAGGAGGGTCATCAGCGGTTCCTGAGCCGCGTCCGCGTTTGCCATCACGACATCCCCGGAGAACCGATGGCAATCACGGTGCGACCTGGCAATTCGTCGCATCGCAGTACGTCTCCCGGCAAGTACGGCACCGACACAGCAGTCCACACCGCGAGACCGTCCCGGAACCCCGAGAACACCAATTCAGCGGGGATCTCCCTCCCGTCACGCACCAATCGCACATTCACCGGGGCTGGCGGCGCTGACGGCCCACGCTTGCGTCGTCCGAACATCACTGACCTTCTTCCGCGAATAGTGCCTGCACTTCGTCTGACCGGTCGATCGCGGTCTCATCCACCCGTTCTCCGTCACCGAGGGCGGTCACGTCCACCGTCTCCGCGTCGACAGGTTCGTCGTGGCGGATTGCCAGATCCGCCGCTGCCGCCTGCTCCGCGCGTTCCAAAGCGGGATCCGGTTCCTGCTCCTCTATTTCGGGCTGGTCATAGATGCGCTCTGACACCGTGCTCACCGGCTGCCCACCTGTCGCTGCGGTCCGTCGCTCCTCAGTCGACGTATCGACGAACGGCTCGAGCTTGTTGACCGCACACTTGAGGAACATCGCCTCACGCCACTTCCGCCACGGGCTCGTCGGCTTGTGACTGTTCGGCTGCATCGCCTCGACCTTCTCGATGTAGTCCAGGGTCGCGACACCTACCTGGGAGAACCCTCCACCCGGCAAAACTGCATAGCAGTACGAGAGCTGCGGATCACCCCGGCCTTCCCTCCAGTTGATGCGATGATCCGGGACGTCCATCGTGTTCGGATCGAACTCGAAGTAGTCCTTCTCGCACACCACCTGACCCTTCACTGTGACCACCTGACCAGATCGCATCATGCGGTTCACGACACCTTTGTACGATTCCCACCCCTCGACCGACGGCTCCCTGCCGCCATTGGGGACCAACCAGAATCGGTCCGTTCCGGGGTAGTGCCCGAGACGGGCGCAATCCAGCAGAGCCCGCATCAAGGACGCAGGATTCTTCTTCGCGACGTTGGCGAGAGGAGGACTCTTCTTCAACGCACCCTGTGCAAGCCGCGCGAACGTCTCCGACTTGAGGTGCGGAGGCAGCACCTTCTCGAACTCCGGAATGTACTCGACGATGAGGGTGTGCGGCCCCTTCTCCTGCGATTCGGGCGCCTGTGAGTTGTTCTGCTGCAGTTCATTCGATACGGTCACGCCGCCATCTCCTTCTTGTGTGTTTTCGGTACTGGTGTTGCTCGCAGCGTCGGCGGGGCTCCCGCACCCCGGCCGGGCACTCGAGTCGCGATGACCTGGCCCCTGTGCTTGACCTGCCGGTAGCCCCGCGCCCGTTCGGTCACCAATGCAGACAGTCGACGCTTCTCCGCTTCGGATTCCTTGTGCGCGGCGTTGGCCGCTTTGTATTCGTCGGCGAGCGGATCGTCATCGGGGAACTCGTACACTTCGGTGCCGATGTCGGGATGCATCCGGCGCACCGCCTTGTATGTTTCGTCGTGTCCGTCGATCTCGGGACGCTTCTCGTTCGGACCACCTGGCAGCGTGTCGAGAAACTCTCGAAACCTCTGCCGATGCGATGCAGCTTCGGCCTCGTCGTAGTCGATGACGTACTGACGAAACTGCAAGTACGGCAACAACACCGCAAGGTAGATCCGACGAATACCGATGGTGTCCATCTGCCACATCGCCTGAGCTCGATACCCGGGTGGATACTCGTCCGAGAAGTCCGGCCCCCAGGTATCGAGGTCCGCGGCTGTTTTGCACTCGAGGGCAGCGGTCGGTACATACAGCTTCGGTCCGGCCGGGCACAGCATCCGGTCGGGGTCCGCCGTCTGCCACGTTCGTTCCGTGTGCTGCCACGGGCGTGTCTTGAACACCTGAAACTCGGGATGCTGGTCGGTGAACCAGTGTGAGATCGCAGGCTCGAGGTAGTGCCCCCGCGCCTGCTCGTCCGTCTGCGGTTCCGGCTCGAGGATGCCAGCCATCTTGAACCAGAGCGAGTACTCCGACTCCCAATTCGACAGCCCAAGGATCGCAGCGACTTTCGATGCAGACCCGTAGCGGAGCCACTCTTCACTGCCGGGCTGAATGTCGTGATCGAACAACCTCGCTGTCAGCGTGCTCATGCTGCCTCGATCAGTTTGCAGATCGAGCACAGGTCCCTCGCTGGCTTGTAATGCGAGTCGTGCATGGTTCCCCTTCGCGGGGTGCTAAGCCAGCCAGCCTCTTGCGCCTGGTGGCGGGCTTTCGCTGGTCCTGGCTCGGTTGACCGGAGAGTCTCACCGCAGTTGTCGCAGATGACATCTCGTACCAAGATCGCTTTGACGGTCATGCAGGTTCCCCCTCTGAGTCATTCGATAGAGCGAGCACAGCCGCATCCCCCGGGATCATCTGCGCACCGACCACCACCATGGAGCCGAAGGAGGATCCGGCATCGACGAAGGCTTCTGCTTCGGTTCTGCTGAGCGGGCGGGAGATTCCCCACCGGTTGGCATCTGACATCAGGTAACCGACCATGCCCTCACGTCGGTCAAACACAGGAGAAATCGGTGAACCTTCGGACACCGTCTCCCACAGTTGCCACCCGTCACCGGAGGGCGGGTCGGTCTGCTCCCAGGCTTCACCTTCTGCCCTCTGACCCTTGTAAACCTCGAGGGTTCCGTGACCATGGCAGTTTGGGCAGTAAGCCCACTTCTCGGGAAGCCCGGCGGTCCGCAGCAGTCCACGTGCGATAGCGTCGCGATTCGATGCCATCGGCCCTCGCCGAATCGTCCGACTGCGCTCGTACTCGTCATCTTTGACGAGTGCTTGAGCGAACTCGAGGATTTCGGCAGTGGGGCGCACCACTTCGCAGCGGGTGACTTCCCTGCCGTCATATTCGGTGTAGGTGGGTGGGTACGTATCCTGCACCAACCACGGATGCATGGGGCGCTGTTTCGTCTGCTGATCCAGATCGTCAATCAACTGGTCGAGCATGAGCGCAATGCGGCCGATCCACTGTGCCGCAGGGGTTTCGCCTCGTCCGAAGCACTGCATGCAGGTCTTCTCGTGAAACTTCTCGGGAAGGAGGTATCCGTCCCACGTCTTCTTGAGCGGCCAGTCGAAGTCGACGGGTACGCGCCGAATCTCCCTACTCATCTCGGCCACCGCCTCGCTGTACGGACTGCGGGTTAGACTTGTTGTGCATCTGAAAGCTCCTCTTCGTGGGTGTCGAGCGGGTTTCGATGTCGCCCACCCTCATGCCAGTGGGGGTGGGCATTTTTCTTTGTTCACGCGACCAGCTGTCTGGTATCGCGCTCTACACGCGACACCTTGGGTACAAAAAGTACACCCGGGTCCTGACGCAAAACGACTTCGATTGCCTGCGCAACCTCCATGCGGATCGTGCGCCGCTCTCCCGACCTGAGGTAACCGATTGCGGTCTTGGAGGTAGTGATCGGCTCCCCCGCCCCGCGCAGCGCGCGATGAGTCCGGGCCAGTTCGGTATTGACAGCCTCAGCGAAACTGCGGGTGGTGAATTTGTAGTGATTCATCAGCCGGATAAGCGTCTCTCGACTTTCGAGTTTCACATCCAACCTTCCGTCTAGTGCGTGCACTGTTTCCCCTCTCGGTTCCAATGTAGTTTTCTTGTGGACAGCCATCTACTATCTAACATCAGTCTAGACATCTAGTCCACACTTGTCCACAAGACAGCTTTTCAAAATGCCGCTTACCTGCTGTTCAGGGAATTACAGGCATGTAATTTGTGGTCACGGTGTCCACACCCCTACTAGCGCACCCAATACCCAGTAGTGAATCATTGTGGACATGGCAGCTATGGACGTACCGGAACCGTGGGCAAGTGCAATGGAGAATGTCGGCGCAGTATCCCCTCAGACGGGACGCGCATCGCTGAACAGGTTGGCCGAAAAGGCCGGCGTGCACGCGACGACGATCTCGAATCTGATCAAAGGCCGAACCCGATTACCTGACATGGAAACGATCACCCAAATCGCCACCGCACTCAAGAAGCGACCGCAGGTGGTCGCCTCCTGGCTCAACCTCAGTTGGGACGAACCGACACCCTACGAGCCACCGGCAGAGGCAATGCTGCTGGACCCGACCGAACGAGAGACCGTCGACCGGGTGATCCGCGCCATCGTCCGCCACAAGCTCGAACGACAGAGCGGTGGTTAGGCCACAGCTGGCCGTCGGAACCTGGGGGAAGATCCGCGTCGAAGAACTCAGCTACACCGCGGCGGATGGAAAGACGAAGACAAAGTGGCGGGCACGCGGCCGATTTCGCGACGCGGACGGACGCACCCGTGATGTCGAGCGCATCAGCCTCAAGAGCGAAGCAGCCGCACGACGAGCTCTGACCGAGGCATTCGGCAACAGGGCCAAAGCAACCGGCAGCGACATCACCACGGACACGCCGTTCACCGTGTGCGCCGGAATGTGGATAGACGAAATCACCGCGACCGACAAAGTCGTTCAACAGACCCGCGAGAAGTACGAAGACTCCCTCAAGCGGGTAGTGATCCCGGCGCTGGGTGGGCTGCGTCTCGGAGAAATCAGCACAGGCACCGCCGACCGCTTCCTGAAGAAGGTTGCCTCGACGGCGCCCGGCAACGCCCGAATGGCTCGAGTAGTCCTCTCCGGAATCATGGACCTCGCCGTTCGGCATGACGCCATCAAGATCAACCCGGTCGACAAGGCCGCTCCGATCGTCTCAGCCGCAACAGAGAAGCGCGCGCTGACATTCGTCGAACTCGCGCGTCTCCGGGCACGCATCGCGGACTGGCAGTCCGGGAGCGACACTGACAAGGCGAAGGGGGGCAGACGTCGAACGCAAGACTTGTTGAAGATCGTCGACGTCTGGGTCGGTACTGCGATCCGTCTGGGTGAGCTGTGCGCCCTTCGTTGGCAAGACATCGATCTCGACTCTGTACCGGCAACCCTGACGGTTAACGGTACGAATGTTCACCACGCCGGCAAGCTGGTCCGTCAGGAGCACGGTAAGTCGTCTTCGGCGCGGCGTACCGTATCGCTCCCACAGTTCACTGTGACGACGCTCCTCGAGCTTCGAGAGACCGCGACGACGCCGTACGTGTTTCCGTCCTCGACCGGAACTTTGCGGGATCCGCACAATCTCGGCCGGCAGTGGAGGGCGGCGCGCGGCGAAGAATTCGACTGGGTGACTCCGAAGGCGTTCCGTAAGACGGTCGCGACGTTAATCAAGGAGGAAGCCGACATCGAGGCGGCTGCCAGCCAGCTCGGTCACGCCGATACCCGGGTGACGAAGAAGCACTACACAGTGCAAACCCATCGGGCTCCGGACCTCTCCGATTTGTTGGAGAAGCTGGCCCCGGCGTCGTAG